ATATTAACAGTTGTGAGGGTATCAGGGTATCTAAGGTGGATACAGATGATACGTTTGACGAGTATTTTGGTTACAAAATCACTGATATTATTCAAAAGATCAAGTCAATTGGATTTGAAGGTTGGGTGAATACGATAACAAATAAGCAAATTAATTTCTAATTGTAATATAAATGTCTCAGCGATTGGGTATGGCAGATGGTAGATGTCATACTATAAACAACTCATCTAAATTATACGATAATCTTATAAAAACGCAACATGGTATCAACTTCGAAGATAACTACTCGTTTCGTAAACTTCTTCAAGAGAAAGGTCCAGATGTTCATGTAACCCCTCCACCCCAGGCTGATGGTACACCCTGTGGATTGTGTGACTCCACGTTAGACCTGTCCGATATCAACTGAGTTAAAAAGTTGAAAATAAACTCATATGGATTATATGGACGATAAAACAAATAGCATGGTATGTGCAATATGTCTCAATCCAGTGAGAGAAACGAGGCATAACACACCAATAAGGTGTGGTCACTTGTTTCACTCTCACTGCATAGAGAATTGGAAATCTATGGGTAAACAAACATGTCCCACATGTAGAAAAATATTTGACGGTGGGGATTTCAAAGTTACGATTACAATAGAAAATCTTGTTCATGATAGAACTATAGTTAGACAGGCAGAAAATGAATTTGTGTTCGACACATTGGATGCATTTTTCAATGTAGATGACGTGACAGAACTCGAGAGTTTACTTGCTGACTTTGGGGTGAGTATGTCCAACCTTGACCCCCTTATTCTTAACACAGAATGAACTACAATATTTATTATAATTTATCCCATCATACTTTCTGGAAATCTTTCTTGGGTCTGTTATCAATTTACCACGAGCCCCTGTAATAAGAGGTCCGGTCGCCCATCCACGTTTATGACTAAAAAAATTAGCTTTGAAAGTCACAACTTTACCCGGAACTATTTCAGGTGCTACACGCCTAACTCGTGATACGGGAATCTTAAAAAAAGATGCTATACTTTCACACGTGTCACCCTTTTTCAACCTATATTCAGTTTTACCATGCTGTTTATAAAAATGAAAGTCACCATGACACATATAATCATTTCGCTTACACGCAGCAACGAACAACATTATTTTGTAATACGATGGCCTACATTTAGTTCCAGCTTTCACCATATACACCTTCTTAGGGTTATCAGCTACGACCATCTTTGGTAATTTTCCACAGTTTAAATATTTTCCTGAATTTGACATCCCTGCTCGTTCTCCAGGCTGACTTTTCCAATTCCTATATTTCTGATAATCGTGTACAGCGTAAGCATAACAATTATTATTATTTTTACCTATTTTCCCACCCCATTTCCGCTTTGTGAATTTATGTTCAGAACCACTCGTAGGGGGGGTGTTAACCATTACAATACACCAGAAAAAAAATATATGTACACAATAAATGTTATCTGGTATTGTAAAGGCTAAGAATAAACGAGATATCGCCATGGAAATGTTACTATTTGTATTATCTGTTCTCGTGACCACGTTTATTCTCAGATACACGTGGAATAATTCCCTCGCTAAGCATATATCCGTGTTAAAACCCATTAAAACATTCCTCGATGCGCTACTTCTCTCTATATCTATTCAAGTATTTAGAGGTATTTAAACTTCTTTATATCCGACAACACGTTCACCTGAAGAATGTATCATTGTTGGAAACCCTTCTACATCAGGACAATCCCCCTTATCACAATCAACAAATGTGAAAGGCTTACCTTTCTGTTTCATATAATCTAACTGTTTACGGGTCCAACCACAACCCATTGTCCCGTAAATAGTCCACTCATCTTCAACACGCGTTTTTATAGGTGGTGTTTCAGTAACGCGAAATGCGTTTTTCTTTTCTATGTTTAAAAACATGTAAGCATTTAGGGCCATTAATGTAATAACTGCGATCATATATAATATATGAATATTTTATTTCTGAATCTATTATATGAATAATAGTGAAATTCTTTCTAATTTCAATAAAATTACTAGACAAAATAAATCTGTTAAGAACAATATTCTATGTAGACCCCTTAATTTCATGAAAAATACGAAGTTTCTCGGAAAGGGTCAATATGGTAAAGTTTACCGTGGTAAACTATCACAAAATTCGAAGAAATATGTAGTATATAAATCTATAAATACAAATGATCCTGTGCAAGAAAAGGTCGCCTATGCTGAATATGATATAGCCAAAAAATTAAACAGTGAAAATATAACAGGGATACCTAAAGTTTACAAGATAAAAACTTGCGAAAAATCATCTACGTCCCAAACAAGAATACTGTTATACAGCGAATTTATCGACGGTCTAGATGGAAATGGATGGATAAAATCTAAAAAAACTATAAATGAATGGGAATGGAAGTCTATAATTATCCAAGTTGTATACACTCTATATAAAATCCATAAAAAGTTCCCAACTTTTAGACACCATGACTTACATCTAGGAAATATAATGATAAAAAACGTAGAAACCAAGGATATAATTATCAATCTCTCGAATGAAAATTTTAAAATAAACAACGCTGGTTTAGAAGTAGCTATTATAGACTTTGGGTTCTCTAGTATGAGTGGGGTGAGTAATCCTATGGCAATGGACGAAGATTTTAAAAAATTGTATGGTATTTACCCTAATTCCAGTATTTCGTATGATCTTCATTTCTTCTTAAACGCTATATATAATTACGTGTCTAGATGTAATCCGACCATAACGAATTGCACCGTAAAAAACAGTATCAAACAATTAATTATGAATATAATACCACAGGTATTCCTGGGACGTGGACCTTCAAAGGGTCTTAACCATTTCAGATTACAGAAAAATTTTAATAAATTAAACCGTAGGATTCCATCCCATCAATATACATTATCTATAATCAATAAGAGACTAAAAAATCCCCCTGGTTGGGTCAATAGTTCTAAAATTTTACTTGATAAAATAGAGCGCGAAAATAGAAGAGTGCGTATTCCATCTAAGATAGCGCGTACCCCTTCAATTAAACCCGTACGGGCTAATAATAAAAAAGTTACGAAAATTGAGAATCTATCACCGACTCGGGTAAAGCAAATAGCTAAAAGTCTCAAAATGTCATTAAACCCAACTAAGACTATTAAACCAGTCAAACGACCAAGTAGATTTAGTATGTTTAGAAATCCATTAATTACAAAAAAACCTGACACACCAAAATACAAATCAGGAACAATAAAAACCGGAAAACCAATAACAATGAAATCATCTACACCTCGCTCGATGATAAATGATAATAGAAAGTCACTATTACCGGGGAGTCTGAAACGATCTTAAATAACAAAAGTAATAATTAAAGATAATATCCACTCTCTATATAATGGAATTCTGTCACGTATGTTGCGAGAAATTCAATAACTCAAATCACAAAAGGGTTATATGTCCCTTTTGTGATTTAAATTCATGTCGCAAATGCAGTCAAAAATACCTAATATCTGTACCAGATAAACCCCATTGTATGGGTTGTAAACACGAACACAGCAGAGAACTCGTGAGTCGGTATTGTTCTGCGCTGTTTGTGAATCGAGAATTAAAAAAACACCGTGAAAATATTTTATTTGAACGTGAAAGGGCGAGGTTACCAGAAACCCAGAAATATGTAACACGTGAATTAGAAATGAGAAGTTTGCGGACGACGTATATATACATGTATTACATCCTTACAAATATATATAGAATGGAAGATTTACAGGCATATGCGAAGTCCTCTTTAAGGGATGTAATTCGAAATACTATGTATCATGATATATACGAAAAATTACAAATTCTTCGAAATACTGATATAAGTAACAATAGCAACGTTCATATATATTCTACAAAATGCCCGGATAACACATGCCGTGGATTTTTAGATCATGATTGGGTGTGTGGAATATGTAAGATCACGTTTTGTAAACATTGTAACGAACGGGATTCATTTAATCACAAATGTGACAAAAATTTAGTAAAAACACTAAACATGATAATCCGAGACACTAAACCGTGTCCGAGATGTAATGTCCCAATATGCAAAATTGAAGGGTGTTCGCAGATGTGGTGTACACAATGTCACGTTACATTCGACTGGAAAACAGGTACTATAGAAACGGGAAGAATACATAATCCACATTACTTCGAATTCAAAAGACGAGGGAGAGAACATGGGGATATCCCATGTGGGGGTTGTCCGACATATAGAGAGTTATTGAGTATTGACTCTTCGGATGACATATTAAGTATATCGTCAACTTTAACAAATCTAACATATGAACTAACGTATAAATTTGCATTCGAATACGAGGACAATGTACATTTACGAATGAAATATCTACTAAATGAAATTTCAGAGAAAAATGTCAAAAAAGAATTACAGAGAAGGGACAAACATAATGAAAAAACCAGAGATATTCGTGATATATATAATATGTATATAGATACAGTGAGTGATTTACTGCGTCAATATGTATTAGATAGAACTAAAGAATTTGAAATGTTATGTCATATAAATGAACTCACAATATATACGAATAGTGTAATATCGAATATAAGAAATATATATAGGTGTAGAATTCCGTATAATATAATATTAGATTTAAGTATATGACGGTAACTATTATAGTGTGTCTGATTATTATATTCATATTATTAATTCCACGATATCAGGAACCATATGTAATACGTAATGTTTTTAGCTCTGATGTATGTGACCATATTATCAAACTTGCTGAACCAAGATTAACACCATCAGAGGCCGATGAGGGTGGAATTATAGATGTAAAAACAAGAAAGAGTGAAACTGCCTGGTTAAATTCAAGTGATTCGCATACAGTTGAAAGATTGATAGATAAATGTACATCTTTCACGGATAGACAACCGATTAATTGTGAAAAACTGCAGGTCTTAAAGTATAAACCCGGTGGTTTTTATAGACCACACCAAGATGCATTCCCACTTAAAAAACAACCCAACCCGAGACTGTACACCTGTATGGTAGCTTTAAATGATGGTTATACTGGTGGTGAAACCATATTTCCGAATCTACGTAAGGATTTCAAACTTAATAAAGGAGATGTATTAATATTCAATACTCTTAATGATTATGGGTATCATACCAAGAAGGCGTTACACGGGGGTTCACCGGTTAATTCTGGTGATAAGTGGGTATGTAATCTATGGATACACAGACACCCATATACTGAATGATAAACGTTGATTATTGAAAAGGGTTTGACAAATTGATCAATTTTGTACTGTTTTTCAGTTTCATAAAGATAACTTCATCACATTCACCACCCTTCATTGACACCTGTGGCTCACTACACACAGTACCAGCTTTTTTATGTCGCTCACATGCATATTTCGTTCTTTCAGATATGTTCATATTTTGACTATACCCGATGAACGATCTATCATGACCTCCATCCGTATTATATGCGTCTACATTTGCCTTGAAACAATATGCTCCAAAATCCCAGTCATGTGTGATATCAATTGGTGGGGGGCAATCTGCTAGATAAGACCGTCTATTTACTCCACGTTTACGAGAATTTAGTCTTTTTACGGGTGTTAGAGACAATCCTGTGATACTCAACATTATTTTTAAATGTGTAGTTTTTTTAAGCGACTTAAGTTCTGGAATTGTTAGTTTTTTATTATGAATATTTTCTTCTTGTCATTGATACCTTCAGAGATCGCAGAATTGTCATGTGATCAACACGTAATCAAGATTCAACTGGAAATAACACAAATGTTATACACTGCATGGTTTTATGCAAATCAAGAAGAATATATATGTCAAAACGCACCATATATTAAAAATCATTCTCGGCGAGGTTATAAACCTGCTCATAAAAAGCACCCCATGACAATGTGGATTGCTTCAAGTAAGGCCAATTACTTATTCGCATGTGAGATTGGGTTAGCACTATCAAAAGAATATACGAAACGGTACTCCAAGGTACATGCATGTGAACATCATCTCATATGGTTAAAAGAGAATACCCCCGACCTTTTCGAAGAACGTAAAAGTGATAAAGCATATTACTCGATTGAAGGTATACCAGAGTGTATGCCCGAGATATACCATTCTCCTAGCGTTATTGAAGCCTATAAAAAATATTATATGGGTGATAAATCATCATTTGCGAGATATAAAAATGAAACTCCTAGTTTTATGCATGATATAAAGACATGAAGTGTTGTATTACCATGTGGAAGATTTTACCGTACTGCCCCCATAAAAAATCTTATATACAGTGCATGGTCTGTAACAGGGGACCTATATGTATTCATGGAAATATCCAAGAGATGTGCCGCATATGTGTATGTCGACAGTTTTGTGATCACAAAATTCGAAGATATAAATGTGATATTTGTAAACCGAAATAATTTGTAATATATATTATGGATATTCAAAGTAAACTCCCATTCATTTCAAGTGCACTTGGAAATCTGATATTCCAGTTATTTGTCATGTACAGAATAACTGAGCTAACGCTTGATAACATACAGCTAAAAACAATGGTAGATACCAACAATACTACTCTCATCATTTCAAATCTCGCTCTATTCTTCACACTCATATTTACAAGATTCAGCGTCCCGTTGAAATTGCTTATTTTCACTGCTATGTCGATTATAACAGGTATGCTCATCCACAAGATTACAGACATAAAAGAAGCTTTACTTGAAGCGGTAGGCATTTTTGTTTGTATGTTATTTGCTGGTGTAATTACAGTAAAACTAGGTTACAACTTAAAAGTAATGGGTATGGTGTTATTTTTTTTACTTTTAACCATTATTTTTTTACGAATTGTATCCCCAAATAAAAAGGAATATACGAAAATTGGTATGTCGATTTTTGCTTTATTTGTAGTATATGATACGAATCAGATATTACAAAGAAATTACTCTGGTAATTTTGTAAATGCATCACTAGATTATTTTACAGATATAGTGAATCTATTAACCTTCGCGGTGGAAGATTAATGCTCAAGGCAAGACTCGAACTTACGACCCCTGGCTTACAAAGCCAGTGCTCTACCAACTGAGCTACAAGAGCTTGTTATACAAGTATATTATTTATCAATTCAAACCAGTCAATATCATTTCATAGATATTTTACAATGTGTCATCTCTCTGTACTCGGTGCCATTCTAAGTTCATCTACTCGCATCGATCCAAGTAATCTCTCCATTTTCGAAATTGAACCATCCTCAGTTTTAAATATGTCCAAATCGGTTATACTCCAGCGAATAAATGGTAACATAGGAGCCCCGAAAACTCCGATTTTAGGTTGTATAGAAACAGGGATCATTCCGGGCATAGCAGCATCAAATAACAACAGTATTAAAAAAAACATGAAAAGCAATAGTATTATCCCGAATATCATTTATATAGAACAATATTAATTTTTATACTTCACCACGTGTGACAAGTTTTTTACGATTCTCTAAGTGATGAGCTTCAACAAGAGACTTGTTCTGAGCGCTATATGGAACCGCGTAATTATTCTCCACCAACCATTTATTAACATTGGTCCATACACCATCTTCAGAAACCCATACCTCGGCGAGAACGCGCCCAAATTTACCCCTGGAATCAGCCTCTGGGCATCTGAGCTCGATTTCAACGTCATCATTCTCAGATGCAACTGCCTTTAGACACCATTCTTTCAGTTTCTTCTTAGATAGAAGACCAAACTTCTTCTCTTCAAGGTCACGGGTTCTAGACTCTGGTGTATCGATACCTAGAAGGCGAACTCGCTGCTTTGTACACACGTCAAACCCCAGATCGATATTTGCATCGATTGTGTCACCGTCGACGACTCTCTCTAGCGATGAAACGCGATATACGAATTCACATGGCTCGACTTTATAACCCATACATATATATACTTACATTTCTTTATATAGTTTTTTTATGTGAGTATATATAAATGTTCGTGTTTAAGTTGACTTTATTGATTACGATATTCTATGGTATGTTATATTCCACGCTAGATCCAGGGGATTTTGGATTCAAAGAAAAGATAGACCCATTTTATTTTTCTTTAACGACAATGACGAGTGTAGGATATGGGGATTTTAGCCCGAAGACAACTCGAGCTAAGATGTTAGTAATGTCACAACAGATTATTTTACTATTTGAAGTTGCTTTGATAAGTTTATACGCTATCACGAAGAATAAAAGGTTAGCCCGTGTTTAAATAAATTAAAAAATATAAACGCGATTGAAATATGAATTCTACAAGAACGTATGTATTACGTAAATGTGTCAATATGTGTTCGACATTGACACAACAAAAAAAATATAGAATTCTCAATATACCGTTACTTTCAGACACAATCCCTGACATAAATCGAGGGTTCAGGCTTGAGGTTATCGTCAATCATGAGAAAAAAATGATTAAATTCATCAGTGAGAGTATGTCAAATTATGAAAAACTCGTCATATATACGAGACACAAGAAGACTATGAAGCATATATATCCAGAATATCGTTTATTGGAAACTCACTTATGATATATAAAATTTTAATTGAGAATACATCAAATATTATGTAATACATTTTTTTTTCTTTATAAATAAAAAAAATTTTAGATTAACAAACTAACAATTACTATTACTATTTGAGATTTATCAATCGAATCCCCATTCATTAATCAGGATACTACCCTTTTGCCAATTTAAATCATCAATTGAATCAGAAGGTGGAATCACAAACGCGTTTATATTGACAACTCTGCATTTATAGTTACAGATGTCGCATGCATGTTTTATCTCATAACATGAGGCAAATTGAATAAATAGTTTAACATCTATATCAGCCTCTAACAAGGTCTTGTACCTGAACGCTTCGTCAAACGTGTTAAACGCTATTATATAATTGGTACAAGTATTGTCACATGTATATTCTTTTATGGAATAAATATTTTCCGTTTTATGATTAAAGAATGTTAAAACGTGTAATACCTTGTCACCATAAACTTCGTTTAATTGTTTACTATTATATTCATTGACGTATTTATCGTTCGTAGCTCGTGTTATAATTCTATTTACACGAGGCTTTTTATATCGACTGGGACGAGTATATGTTAATGGAAATAGTTTAGCAAGCATCTTTTCATATTATATAACATATGAAAATGACTTAGGCTATATTTTTTTATATGTATACATAAATGATAGATCTGTATATTTTTTATGGTATGTTTTTTATAATGTTTATTTACTGCGTGACGTACACTCGTAAAAAGTCACAATGCGTTAATTGTGGACGGGACAAGTCATCGATTTTTTGCACGTGTTAATACTGATTACGCAGTACCCATTTTTGCATTTTTCCTACGCTCCAAATGAGACTCATAATGGCTGTCCCGTTTTTGAAAGTCTCATTTAGAGTGTTCATAATTCAATGTTTTTGAAATATTGGATATTTACTTAAGTTATACATCTCAAACTCCAACGGTTTTTGCCTGTTCATCACCAGTATCTATTATTAATTTGGGTTGTACACCAATCTTAGTACAGAAATAGGCATATATGAAACACGCGAGGCCATCACCGGATGCAAAGTATCTTTCTTTACCTCTATACGTATTTTGTATTGCGACTATCATATACTGTAAAGCATCACCCATGAATTTACCCATCATACGTTGGGGATTTAGCGCATTTTTCTTTATAGTACCCTTATCAATATTCTTACCGTTAATCGTAATCGTGAAGAAATCTAACGTGGGTCGTCGACCGTTTTGTTTTGATGGACCACCTTGTGATATAGATAATTTCACATTTAAGAAATCCTGGCCATTATTAACTAAAGAGAAGTCAATGGGACCTACGTAATAATGACACTTTAATGCATTTAAGTTTTCGATACTAGTTTCACCTTGTCTCATGACACTCAAAAGAAGACGGCGATCTCCGGTCCCTGCCGAGTCCGGTAAATGTTTCACATGACCTGGATCGATCAAATTACCGACGGTGACATAAGGCCTGAACCTATCCGTCTCTCTCACAATCTTACTTATAAGGGACCCGCGGCTTTCTTGGTCAATTGATACAATTTTGAGACCGTTTGAGACATTTTTTAGTCCTTTACCAAGAAATATTTCATTTCTATCTGTTTGGGGTATACCGAGAATTTTTTCAGTGTTTAGTTTCAATACCTTTTCAAATTTAGTATTGGATAAATCATCAAATTTCTTACCAATCATATCTCTAGACGCCGTACCTAGATTAAAATCATGGATAAAGAACCATATAGATTCAGTTTCAATGCACATATTACAGATGGTTTTAAACCCCTTTACATTTTTGAAAGTATTTATTTTGAAGTCCCTAAACATCTGGGACATGCGTTTTTCTGTTTTTTTGTACGGCGGTGCGTTTCTCACTTTCTTAGGATCTGGGAACGTTTCAACAAAATTTTTTGCCAAATCTCTTTGTGTGCCTGTAAAATATTTTTTACAGTATTCGCTATCCAAGAAATCTGAAAACGATTCTCGTATATACTCGTCATGAATCCCATCTAACCATATCAAAAATAAAAACTCAACTACATCATCATCTTTTATTGGTATCACAAATGATTCGCGATTACCCATACTATTTTTAGATCTTCCACTCGTGTACACATTCTTACTGATTAATTTACGGTGAATCGCTTTTAAAAATTTACGAGACATTTTCACATTTTCAAGTTTCGTGATGTCCATAATAATCACCATACTATACAAAAGTGCCCATGTATAGGTATGATATTCTTTCACAGAATTTGCAGATACCTTGTTATTCATCAATTTTCGAAGGTTGGTATCACTCATTTTTTTTGTTTGGTTAGATAATTTGATTATTTCTAATAAGATAGCATCTTTATTTGTCAATTTAGCACTTTTTTTAATGATTGTAGAATCTGAGTTTACGTTGTTCATCGAGTTACCACCGTTTCTAATATTCGTCGCAGAGTTTCTACGACTATTTTCTGGTTTAATGGGTGTACGAGTTAAATTAGTTAATACTCCCGCGTCGTTGTTTCTGGTCTTACGTTTGACTTCCTCATTAGCTTTCTTTTTGACCGACGCAGCTACTCGGGCTTTGTTAGTTTTGCTTTTGACAGAAGCAGCTCTTTTTGCGGCTAAAAACTTACTGTTACTTACATTTGTAAGTTTTTTAGTCCCACCAACACCTGGAATGACACCTCGCATATTCGGTTCCACTCTCTTTGATATGGGAGTAGCTTTTTCAATAGCATTTGATAGTATCTTTCGCCAGTCTTTTGATTTTGTGAGTTTACCGATGAGCTTTGCCTGACTTCGTGCAGCCCCAACCGCAGCAGTTCGAAATGGAGGGTTTGTTACCTTACGCTTTTTTAAGTCGCGTATATTCTTAAGAGAATTGGGTGAAGATCCATCCCGTGCAGGTGATTTGGCAGGTGTTTTTAATCGATTTGTAATATTACGCTTAGAAATTGTACCATTCATACCAGAATTTTTTGATATGGAGGCTACAGACTTTACAGATCTTAGACCAACTTTACCGGATACAGGTGTGGTTTTCATTACAGAATTAGAGGGACGGTTACTGGTAACGCGTCCACGTTTGAAGGGTGCTTGTGTGTTACTCACACTACCACCGTTTGACTCGTTCGAACTTGACGCGTTATTTATTCCCTGATTTAGTATGGACTGGGGACTCCCAATTCGTTTCCGTTTTTGACGGAACATATACTATCATAAAAGATTTTAATTAATATAATTATCTCTATACAATTCTGCCCAACTCAATACGGTGTTATTTCTCCTATCACACCATGGATACATGTCTACCCCGTTGAAACCACCAAAACGAAATGTTCGTATACCCTCATATTCACATAAATCACATTGGTAATCATTATCATCTATAATAGTGTCAATATTGAGCTTTTTACATACATCTACCTTTGATATTTCATTGTTAGTGAAACTATCTGTAAAAACCATATCGTCGAACATACCAGGAAAATTTTCGGTAATCCATTCTTCGGTAACTTGACGTGCATGTCCCTGCCTCCCTGTGACAATTACAAGTCTTTTAGCTTGTGGCTTAAGCATTCGAATTATAGCACGTGAACCTGGTATAGGCTCCATATTCTTAAATGTATCAGAATTGTAAAATTCGTTCACCATTCTTACAGATTGATCATGTGAAATATTAAACATGTCTTTGTATATATAACTATATCTTCTCTCTTTCGGTAATTGTAGTTTATTATGTGTAGCCATAGAAGTCACAAAACGACATAGAACCTCGTCAATATCAACTGCTATACGTGACATATATTACAAATACTTAAAATCTCTAAATATGATTCACTAATAAATCTCGATAGCTACTCGTAGTCTCTGACTGTTACTCCAATAGGAAAACGTGGAACACCTAGAGTGGTGAGATTCTGAAAACGAACCGTTAATTGTTTCCCAATGTACTTATCCTTCTCTTCCAGAAATGCCCTACGTACTTCGAGGGTACCTTCAGGTCTCACAGAAAAGAGTTGATCTCCCGCCTTACATACCCAGATGACAGCACCCTTATCACGACCCACACCTTCCTTAACATCGATAATGGGGTACTCCTCTGTTTGGAAATCCTTAAACTTGAGAAGGTAATTGCTTCGCTGACCCACTTCATATACACTGTCCTTATCACGGATCATGGTACCCTCATGACCCTCCTCGACATGGTGCTTATGAATGGAAGGGACATCGTCACGCAACATGACGAGTGTAGTCTTCACGTACTCATATTGAGGGTTCTTGAGAGACTTAACCTTTTCCCATCGTTCCTCGAATGTCATATTAAGCTTATTGAGGTCGAAGTAGTCAAAGACGTGAAACTTGAGCTTCGAAGGGTCGGTTTTGAAAGTACTCGTAAGTTCTTCAAAGTCGAGTTTGGGGTCAAATGCTTCGCCGTCGACATATTGACCTTCCTCGAGATCCTTACCGAGAATCTCAGTTCCAGGTACAACCTTACCAGTCCTTGAGATACCTCCATCCTTGGATACCAAAAGACGGACACCGTCCAATTTGGGTTGAACGTAAAAGGGTTGACTGATATACTTTTTACGACTTTCCCACTTGTTAGCGAGCATGGGTAGGATTGTAGTAGCCTTAGTGTTCAAATTTTTCCACACCGTGTTCGCACGTTTCACAGCACTTTCATAACCGAGTGGGACTTCAGTCACAGATGTAGCTTCTTTCCCCCCAACCTGACCTGATGCCTTAACAATACACCAGCATCCGTTCCGCTCTTCGACCCTGATGTCGATGTAGCGCTTCTTGCCATTTTTGTCGGTGGTAAAAATTGTGTTCATATTAATAGATGATTCCAGTGGTAAATTATGAGAGAATGAATCGACTTAAGTCTGATCCATTAATAAACGTTCCGATGAATATGAATACAGTCAGTGTGGTGATTATCATTTTTGGAATTCTGTATATGTACAGGAGATATATGATTATTAAAAATGGCCACTCACAATCTCGTATTTGAGACACTCTTCATACCCTAAGTATACATCCTTCTTCATGAACTCTGTCATTTTCTCCTTCGGAATTTTCGTTTCGCTGGTATATATAGATTTTATGGTATTCATAATCTTTTTACATGTCTTCATTTCGTCGCGTAACTCGTGGTAATTTCCAAAAAACCCAGTCGATAATTGATGGATGAGCACAAATGAATGTTTGTTCATTAGTTTTCGATTACCGCCTAACAGAATGAATGTAGCAGCACTACAACATGTACCCTCAGCGATAGTAACGACATTGATACGTGATGATTTCAACACGTCCATGATGTTCAAACCCGAAAAGACACAACCACCATCACTATGAATATGGACACGAATCATTGGGTTATAGCCAGGTAACTCGATAGATTTCTTCAGAAGGTCAACCTCTAACTTCTTAAATTCATCTATAAAATTCAAAGCATTCTCACGGTCGATGTTTCCATAATAATAAATATCACACCCGTTAACACGAATGACGTCGTTATCATCATCTGTATCACTCCCGGAGCTACTCATTTAACAGATTACGCATCTTCTTTTTAACTTTAGTCACTTCTGCAGGTCTTAATTTGTTACCGACAGCAAGATGATTCATAATATCAAAATCCAATGGTTCAAGTTTATATTCCAATAAAACATCCACATTTCCCATGATTGCATATTGGCGGAGAAGCCCCAATTCATCCATTCCTATTTTAGTTATATTTCTAGCCTGGATCCCACGGAGTCTGTTTTGACGCATCTTAAAGTTACCATATTTTGTCCACATACTACCAGGTTGTATTTTATCAACGGGAATTGGATCACCCATGTTTAATTTAGGTGTCGCCATACCACTTGCAATATAATAAGGCATATAATTCCATTCACCTTTATACATTTGAGTGTCATACACATCCGCGTCAACTAGAGAATTAATAATATTGTTTATATTACTACCAACAGAATTCAAGTAATTTCCATGAATAACATCTAATATATGACCATGTTCATGCATCGTCTGAGAAATATCCATACTTCCTTTACGTGATAATATATCGATCACTATATCCTTTGATGTTTTGAAGACATCTTTTATATCCGAATGGTTTATATAGTCAAAAAAATCGCGTATGTTACCCTTACATTTTTCTGCTGCCACACGAGCCTTAGGGTTTGTGCATGCTAGCGAAAATATCATATCCGGTGTTTTTTTAGGGATTATGATGAGTTTAAAATTTGGTAGCATGTGTATCGCTGTAGAAGTTACTATCACAGACCCATTTGTAAGTCGTTCATTTTTTCCTGATATTCGATCTATTATTTGTTTATGTCCATGAATAGAAGAGTCATATCCATCTATCAAGATATTAGAATTGGTATCACCTACAAGATTCATGAAAGCATTCTTCCTTTGAAAAAGTTCTGAATGTAATTCGATAGTGTTTCGTGAATCTAATACATTATTGACAATAAAACTTTTTCCACAGCCAATAGGTCCACATATAAATACATTTTCTTTATCATGTATATATTTTTCGAGGATTTTGATCTCATTTACATGTAGCGTCGGTGGAAGAGATTTTTTTTGTGGTATTACTTTAATGAAAGAATCCATAACTGATGATATTACTGATCAAGCATTAGATATTTTTTTGGAAAGTGATACAATTCAAGCAAGGATTCTAGAACCTATAAAAAGGAGGGTTTTTCCTTACTTGATCTGCATTGGTATCTTTAATATTATACTTTTTCTAATGATTCTATATATTATACACCGCCTTTCAGTTATTTTATAATTACTTCATTTAAATCTCCAACATCTACACGTTTTTCGTTATCAATGGGGGTCTTCCCAGTAGTTCTGTGTCTCAGAGTATGTGATTTTTGCATTTCTATTAACTCGGTTTTCAACATTCGTGCGTTTGTATGTTCCTCGTTTGTAAATAGTTCTATAGGTTCTATATGCATAATTTCAGGTTTAGTAAGTTTAAAGTCAGTCTTTTCATCGTTAAATTGGTTTTCAAACGATTTAACTATTGTATCATCTAACGGAGGTGACTGTTCAACCAATTTGTCATATTCAGCTTTACACATATCTATCATCGTACTACCATCAAAGGATCTTTCGTTAAACGGTAATGATAATTCGAGGCGGATTGTTCTTGAAAGTTTACCGTATTGTAGTGAAGCGACTCGATGCCCTTCCATTAGTTCAGATATTTTCAGAAATTGCATTACTGTTGCTATGATGCCAGCTATGAGATTCATACCACCTATAATAGCTGGTGCGGTCGATCTTATGTTTTCAGGTAATGAACTTTGCGCAAAATTCGCAGTTCCTGTGATTGTGGATAATATAATTACAGGTAACGAATAATTATAATTTTTTCTCTTAAAAACAAGATATGCGTGATTATGCATATACCTATAACACGCAGCCGCTTCACCCCATTTTTTCAAAATGTCAGTTTGTTCTAGAGACCATTCCTTATCAATCTTCTTACCTTTCTTATTGGATTTATTATCTTTTTCACGATTATCCATTTATACATATGAATATTTTTTTCTGAATATATATAAATATAAATGAAGCGTAACGCGAGTAGCACGTTAGCATTACTATTCATATTTATACTTTTATTAGTCATCATTTATTTACTTGATAAACAAAATAAACGCAATCAAATTCCAACGCCTATACACATCCACCCACCTCAACCGACATATCGACGTCCTAGACAACCCGAATTTAGGGATCCTCCTATAAAAGAATACAATCCAAATTCATTACAACAATTAGGTCTTCTTGTAGGTGAAAACGAAGAGACTCTTCCATTATATGGAAAAGAGGTTCGCGGGAGACGAGATCAATATCATTATTACACCTCTACACCGGGTAACCAAATATACTCGATCCCTGTATCTCATAACGGTAAAGATTGTATGGATGATATCGGTTGTAATGAGTTATATGGTAACGAGGATGTCAACATTCTTGGCAAATCTAATTCCTATCAGGCTAAATTATACAGAACGGATAATTTTTTCTAAGAAAATTTTACACCGAAACGCTTCGCTAACAACATTTTAGCTTCTTTTAATGATGGTTTCGACCACAAGAGCCACCTGGACCAAAATCCAGCCGTTCTAATACCAGTTTTAGTCCAATTTTCCCGCATACGACCATGGCGTGCGAGATATCTTTTCATTCGCGAAGAATTTTTGTGAATTGTAAAGTCTGAATATCCTTTACCCCCAAAATCGACATGTCCACCAGTTTCGAATACAACTCTAAATTTTTTTTCTGGATTGGGGCTTTTTATGAGTTTTACTATCATAACATGTACAAAGAAATAAAATATACGTATAACATATCATGTATTATTCTCGTTTAAGTATGGGTCTAGGGTTTTTTATATTCCTTTTAATCGTTATACCTCTTATTCTCATATTTTCAGTCAAGCAATTAAGAAATTGTTTTTTCGACTGGCTCGGTCTCGTGGATGAAATTGTAGATACAAGTGAAGTTGTGATGGATGATGAGATAACTGAAGATATAGAATTGACAGGTGATCAGACAGTAGAACGCGACGAGGGTCTCGACGATACGAAACGAGAGGAACTTCAAAGTACAGAAAATTATATCATGAATAAAATGAATGAACCGAAACCTTTTAGCTCTCATTCTACACTACCAACTAGTTTCAAATAAGTTAAAAAAATATACATCGAATATATGATTCACTTCACCAATTATTAAAGTGAAGTGAATGATGTAAACAATCATATCAGACTTGCCGGGAATCGAACCCGGAATGTTAGATTAGAAGTCTAAAGTGATATCCGTTTCACTACAAGCCTAAAATTGCTGAGAGCGGGGTTCGAACCCGCGCGTGCATAGCACAGACGATCTTAAGTCGTCCTCCTTAGACCACTCGGACATCTCAGCATATATGTATTAGTAATGAAACCTTTAAGCAGTATATTACACATGTTCGTCAAATATGGAACACTATTTTCACACATTCGATGTAACAACATCAAATGCATTGTGTGTCGAATTATTTGTATATTTCATAATTAACAGTGACATTGAAAAAAATCCCGCGGACACATTTGCTATTATCATGGGTATAATAACAAGATAAACAGAGTAAATTAATCCCAATGTACTCGCAGTAAGGTTAATAGCTAGAAATGAATAATTAATCGCGCGTGTATCTTTTGCAATGTAGACGTGTATAATTTGGGGGATGAACATTATCGATATCAATATAGAACTGGTTATACCCACCCCCTCAATTACATTGTCCATATTTTGTTTGGGTAAAATAACACGATGAATACAATCTTAGGTGTAATTCATATTCAAAAAAAAATCGCTCCTCCCTGATCCGATGTAATCGCAGTAAATTTAATTTTAAGGTTATCACCGTTTTTAAATCCAGATTCGGGTGATTGGTTATTATATTTATTCGATGTTACGGGTTTCCACGTATATATATCTTTTGACCGCATTTTAACCGGCTTACCTAATTTTCCAATTCTTAATGCAACGAGTGATCTTTCTATAAACCTGGCATACCCATGCGCTTCTTCTATATCAAGTGACGGAGGAACTGATACAAATCCATTAACCTTCTTACCAAAAATGACAAAAGGTTTAACAGCTATAAATTTCTTACTTTCAAAACCCGGTACCTGTTGCCCATTTCTAAATGACGTTTTACCTCGTATATAATCTGCCATACTTTGATTTTTTTTGCTTATAATTGTTCCAACGTCTTTTAATTTATTAGTATTGCTGGGTGTATATATATAAACCTTATGAATATCTTTACCCTTCTTGATAAGATCTCGCCGCCTTTTATACAAATTCATAACTGTCAGGGTTTTTTGCTTATTATTACTATACCTTCGCAAGAGTTGAGATGACACTTCACCAAGTTCATTCATATTAGTGGTTCTATATATATCATCTATCACAATACTACTGTTCATATATATATACAAGATTATAATTATTTTATTGTAAACTATCATCTATCATTATTTTTAAACACTTCGTATTTTGTTGAGAATAACAATTAATCCAATGTTCCGAGGTGACGCACCAATGATTCATGAAAACCATGGATAGCCGCGTTATCAGAATATCCAGTGTTTGTTCTTACCTGGTAATTCATCTGCATTGTTTCACCATTCCAATGATCGCGACCCGGTACACTATAACCAAGTTCAGATAATTTATCCTCTTTTGATGCACATGATTCTTGTAAAATGGATAGCTGGCGACAAATCCTACATATCATTTCATCAATATTCACGATACGTCGTTTATTATATTCTCGTTTATGATTTGTCACACTCTTATACGAAGAGTATATAGACTCTTCATAACCAATCAGACATTTATATGTTTTCAGTGTAATATCATCCAATTCAAGTTTCACTCCACTCCGTAATGATGTTACATCTTCATCACTTCCAATATTATATAAAATCGCGGAAAGACCATATTTCATTACTCTATCCCATTTCCAGTCTTCATGATGATATACTGTATTCTTGTTTTCATGTCCTACAAGCTCACACGCCTCACCTGAGAACGTGAAACATTTATTCCTCTCACACCAATCTTCTATAGCATCTTGTTTGATTTTATATGTGATACGGCGAATATTATTATTATTTGAGTTGATTAATATATCACGTTCGTCTCTGTAATTTAACATGTTATTCCACGCCATTTGCATTTGGTATGTAACATCTCTGATGTCTTCCAAATGATTATCGATTTCTTCTAGCTGGGCATCTATCGACAAAGAACGAGGTGAATGTATAAACAGTTCATCATTCGGGTAGTCGGTTTGGATTTGATAATTATCTTCATCGGATGTATAATAAAACGTGTCCTCATGAAATGCTATATTACCTGACATCGAAGCATGAATACGTTTCATACTATTCATCATTTCAAGATACAAATTCTCTGGAATTTTTCCGGATATCTGATCGATGTATGTCATAAGATTTGTTAAATCTTCCATGATCGCATAGAATTCTGGCTTCATTTATATACGAAACAAATGTTTATAATACAATGATTTATAGATTTAATAAGATCATTTAATTAAGTACCATAAATAATTTTATAAAAGAGGATAAAGATTTTCTACGTTATAAATAAATGAAGCTATTAATCAAACGGTTAACAGACAACGCAGTCATTCCTACACGAGCATCACCAGGTTCGGTGGGATATGACTTATACAGTACAATTGACATGTATATTCCATCTTTGGAACGCGGGATTGTTAATACTGGTATAGCTGCAACAATCCCTATTGGTACATATGGACGTATTGCCCCTAGGTCGGGACTTGCTGTTAAACATGGGATACAAACTGGTGCGGGGGTTATAGACCCTGATTACACAGGTGAACTCAAGGTTATACTGTTTAATCAGGGAAGTGAGAAATTTGAAATTAAACAAGGTGAGCGCATAGCGCAACTTATTTTAGAAAAATGTGAGACTCCTCTTATTGAGGAAGTTACAGATATTGAAAGTACTGAACGTGGAACTAAGGGTTTTGGATCATCAGGTTGACGTATATTTATATTTATAATTAATTACTAAAAGCAACACCTCCCATACCATCCTTTATCCTGAGAATGTTATAAGAGACTGCATATGCACGGACATATTTTCCATCACGGGCGTTATGTGGACCAGTTCCAGATAGTTGCAATTTAGCATTATCGATTCGACTAAAATTTAACGAACCACTTGGTTGAGACTTATTTAGTGTTAAGCAGAATGGCCACGTATATGTGGATATAGTACTCAGAGCACCAAAAGGGAGTGCCGTACAATGCATTTCAGGTACAACATTGTGATGATACGTGGATGACATATTTTCGAATAAAGGAATACCGTTAATATATAACGTGGCACTATCAAAGCTCCAGTTTTCGTCCCATTTACCACCATCTGCTTCAGACGATACTACGTGTACAGCTTTGACAGGATGATTAAAATATGTAAGATCAACATCGACATCGCTCGCTGACATGGGCTGGTATTGTGTTTGTGTTATAAGAATCTCGTGTTTATGGTCGATAATAACACTACGCTCATCAGAATCAAGGTAGACATACGTGCCATATATCTTGGGTGTGCTTCCAGGGGTGAATGTGGTACCTCCACCCCTACACTTGATACGTAATTCAACCTGGTGATATTGTAATGCAGTAAGTGGGAGGGATTTTGTCCAGTCTTCAGAAAAGAAGAATGGTATCACATAATGATCTGCGTTTGCTCCTTTACCGAGTGCATTTTCTGGTATTTCGTCTAATGTGAGGGCCATTGAAGACTTAGCCTGATCTTGTTTATAAAGCAGATTATGCACCCCCTGTATGTAAAGGGAATCTAATCGTGTTACCTCCTGTCCACCAATCCACAAAGAAAATTCAGTTGGACTTGCATCATCACTGAAAAACCCTGTAGAATTAGTCTGTCTACTACCAATACCATCGGCCTCAACCCATATATAACTGAGGAGGTCACCTTTTGTTCTGAGAGGAACGACGATCTCGTTACCATCACCGAAAGTACCAACATAATCTAAGCGTTCAGGTTTAATAGAAAAATTCGTATGACGTTTGTAATTTTGGTGAAAAAATGACACCTGTGGTGTCCCTGTTAAGTACACATCCTGTACCCCTTTAGACACTAGTTCGATCAATGCAGCTGACATTTATTAATAAATGATATTAAAATTTCAGCTCTATAACGAAATATGGTGCAATTCCAGGTTCTCACCTGGGATGCTCGCGACGAAGATGAGAATCACATCATACGTCTTTTTGGTAAGACGTTAAAGGGTGAGTCTGTATGTGTAACGACTAAATTCATACCATATTTTTACGTGAAAATACCCTGTACAATGACACATAACTCGCTTATAAGGTGTGTGAATGGAGCGTGTCCGGATATAGTTGATATAGATATTGTTGAAGCAAAAGATATGGAAGGATTTCAAAATGGCGAGAAGAGTCATTTTCTTCAGATTCATTGTGCTAATCTCATTTCTCGACGCAATATAAGTAACCGATTACGAAAATCTATAACGGGTCTGTCTCAGAAATTAAAAATATTCGAAGCAAATCTTGACCCAGTGCTGCGATTTATGCATCGCACTGGTATTCAATCCACGGGTTGGGTAGATACGGCTGGATCGTGCGAACCCGCGTTTTGTACGAAAGTTGACATAGACTTGGAATGTGAGGATTGGAGAAATCTAAAACCATTTGACACGACGGATATTGCCCCATTTGTCGTCGCATCGCTTGATATAGAGTGTCACAGTTCAACTGGAAAATTTCCCGATCCGTCTGTACCTGGAGATGCATGCTTCCAAATTGCGATATCACTTACACACTTCGGTGAAGATGAACCATACGACAAGACTTGTTTATGTTACAAGGATACTGATAATAACGTTGACGGGTGTTCGATTATAAGTTACAAATCCGAGCGCGATCTCCTGATGGGATTTAGTGAATATATCAATCGCCACGATGTAGATGTTATAACTGGTTGGAATATATTTGGGTTTGATTTAGAATATATCATGGAACGTGGTATGCTGAATAATTGCCCACTAGCCTTTTATAGAATGAGTAAACTGAGAGACTTTACTTGTACATTATCTCGTAAAAAACTTTCTTCGAGTGCGTTAGGTGATAATGATTTGAAACTTGTACCAATGCCAGGAAGATTTATTTTTGATTTGTTCCACGAGGTTAAACGTGAATATAAATTAGATTCATATAAACTTAACAATGTTTCTCAGATTTATTTGGGAGACCAGAAGATTGACATGCCACCGAAAGAAATGTTTGCACGTTTCGTGAGAGGAGATCCAAACGAATTACGCGAAGTTGCCGAGTATTGTATAAAGGATACACTATTACCGCATAGATTGATCGCCAAGTTATCGACACTTATGAACTTATTGGAGATGGCTAAAGCCACTTGGGTACCACTGAGTTACTTGGTTGAAAGGGGTCAACAAATTAAGGTGTTTAGCCAGCTGACCAAAAAGGCTCGGGAAATGGGATTCAAAGTCCCAACATACGAATATGGGCACGTGGATAATACCGGATATGTCGGTGCGACGGTGTTAGAAGCTCAATCGGGTGCTTATTATACACCAATTACCGCACTCGATTTTGAAGGATTGTATCCTTCTATTATGATGGCGCACAACCTGTGTTATTCCACACTTGTTCAAGACAGTAGATACGACGATATACCCGGGGTTGAATATGAACGGTTCGGTGATCATACATTTGCACAAAACGTTCCCAGTATTTTACCGAGCATTTTGTCGGAACTGAAACAGTTTAGAAAACAAGCTAAGAAAGATATGGCGAATTCCACGGGTGCGACTAAACAAATGTACAACGGTAAACAGCTCGCATATAAGATTTCTATGAACTCTGTGTACGGTTTTACGGGTGCGTCTAAGGGGATACTTCCTTGTGTTGCCATTGCATCTACAACCACGATGAAAGGGCGTGATATGATTGACGAAACTAAAAAGTATGTCGAGACGAATTATCCCGGTTCACACGTTCGTTATGGTGACACTGATAGTGTGATGATTGAATTTGACGTGGGTTCTCGTACTGGGAAGGAGGCTATAGAATACAGTTGGGAGCTAGGTGAAAAGGCTGCAGATGAATGTACGAAACTATTCAAGGCGCCCAATAATCTCGAATTGGAAAAGGTATATTGTCCGTATTTTTTATATTCGAAAAAACGATACGCAGCTAAACTATGGACGAAGAGTAAAGACGGTGAGATGAATATGGAGTATATTGATGTAAAAGGGTTACAATTGGTTAGACGGGATAATACACCGCATATGCGTGAAGTGTGTAAAGAACTTCTTGATGTTATCTTGGATAGTGCGGATACAATTGAGCCCAAGGCATTGGCCCGAAAACGGGCGATAGAATTACTTGAAGGAGACGTCCCCAATGAAAAACTTATTTTGAGTCAGAGTCTATCTGATTCATATAAGGTGAAGGGTGAGAATGTTTCTATATTAAGTGACCATATCACGAATATAAACCAGGCACATGTTCAAGTGGTGAGAAAAATGCGTGAACGGCAACCTGGGTCAGAGCCACAATCAGGCGATAGAGTTCCATATATATTAATTAATACAGGTGATTCTAAGGCGAAAGCTTTCGAAAAATCGGAAGATCCTATATATGCAAAGGATAACAATTTACCTATAGATTATCCTTACTACTTTTTAAATAAATTCTTAAATCCGGTGTGTGACTTATTAGAGCCATTATTTGAAAATGCTAAAGATGAAATTTTTGGTGAATTACTTTTTAGGGCAAGGCCATCCAAGAAAACAAAGAAAATGAGTGACGACTCTAAATCGCGACAATTATTACTCAGTGATATATTTAAAAAAAAGGATTCATAATAGATTATGGTAAGTGTCATAGAAGATGTTGCACGTCTAATTCAGAAAGAGGCGAAACGTATGATCACACAGGCCGATATTGAAACTAAAAAGGAAATATTAAAAACCAAGAGAGAGTGTAGAGATGAATATAATGAGAAGTTGGCAAATGCTATACGTGAATACAAACTACAACATAATAAAAATATTAGTGACGATATAGAACGTCAAAAGGGTCAAATTTCTTCGTTGAAGAAAGAGCATAAAGCGACTATTATTAAAATTCAACGCGAAAATCATGACTATGTCTGTAGTATAACAGAAAAGGTTTCAAATCTATATGGTGTTCCTATGAAAAAGGTACGAAGAGATTTAGCACCAAATAACGATATATACTGCATGGGTATAAAGAAAAATGGTAAATTGTGTACTAATAAAGCCGTCGTAGATGGTTACTGCTGTTTACATGTAGACGAAAATAGACCTGGTACACCAGTAGTTGTTCCAACAGGGGTCATTCGACATAATCATCCGTTCCCCTCCGGCTTTGTTCATGGATGTTTGGCATGTGAAGAAGGTAAATTACAACCGAATGAATTTAGAGATTACGTTTTATAACTTGTTATGAGTAAATCAGAAATTCTTTTGACATCTATCAATAATTTTTATACGATACCAGAAAATGGATCTATACTAATAGAACTTTTAAATAAAAGTAGTGGTATATCTTTGAGAAATCTAGAATGGTTTATTACAAATTATTCTAAGAAGACAAATCTGTCTTATACTACGAACGACGGGAGAATTTTCAGTGTTCATTGTGCTTATAAGTCAAGTTTAGACGGCTATAGTAAAAAACTGTTTGATCCATTTTGTCGTGTTACAAAGATTTTGTATAAGATTCCTGGTACCGTACATGAAATTCATACCACTGTTGCACAGTTGAATTTTATCAAATGGTGCATAAAAAATAAAATTGTCGACTATATCCGTCTACATCATGACACACTATTCAATAAGCACGTGTCATAAATCCATTCTCAAATGTAAATGTTTCATATCCGAGATAATATAAGTGTAAAGTGTACACGTCTGTTAAATTTGGTTTCAATTGTATATCTAATAGAGTGCGATCCGAATTTAATTGAGAGAAATCTAAGCTTCCCGAAGGTTCCACATTAATCGGATTCATCGAGAATGCATACGTATAAATATTTCTTTCTGGTCTAGATAACCGTGTATTATATGGCACTACATATTTGAAATAATTATGGTCTGGGCGTGGTATATTTGGTAAATCTTGACCATTCACGTAAATTTTGGCAGATTCTAATGGTGTGTCATTAAACGAATTATCGCTTGTGTATGCATTTGATGTAGAAAAATTATAGCGATTTGAAAATTTTCGTTCATTTGCATTCTCATCTGGTAATGGAGAAATACTTCCGTGAGATGTCTCATCTTCATATTCAATTTTCCGTAGAAACCAGTTCAATGTTTTCACAGGAATATTAGGAACTAGCTGCAATTTAATCGAATTTTCACCTAACCTTGTCTGTTCAGTTGGATGTTTTTTAACCACATCTGTTATGAATGTTTGTTTCTTTGTCATTAAATATGTACGCTCTTCTGGTGAAAGAACATATTCCTCTGTTATTATATCAAACGCACTCAATGATATATTAGTACGACTATCCGTACCATGGTTTGTGAAAAACGTTTGAGGTCTAAATTTTATATCAAATTCTATTTTCTGTTTGTAAATTGCACACGTAGGAAAAAAGGGTCTGTTTGGTGAATTTGATGTATATTCACTACCTTGATATTTTCTAGAAAAGAATAAGGGTATAGGTATCATCAATTTAGAAGGATGTCGAGATAATATATGATCATTTTTATGTGATTCGTTGTCTCCTTGATTTCTATTTACCATATATCTCTTTGTACGTTTTTCTGATGTATCCAAGTACAATTCATCATATATTATACCCCAGTCGTCATAGTATTTATCGATTTCTAACTCGTCTACACACATGGAAATTGATTCTATAACATGCCGCCCAACTTGATCAGCTATATTAGAGTTTGAATCAATGCCAGGAAGTTCTATATGTATATACATATTTGATAATAAATCCCCCATATTTTGTGGATTAAATTTCACTTTGACATTTTCTCCAAATGGCCACGAGTCTGAGGCTGTGAAGGGCTTTGTTATTGTGATACTTTTGTGAAATTTTACGAAGTTTGAATGTTGTTCAGAGTGATAATCAAATAAAGAATGTACAGGTTCACTATTAATAAGGTATGTATCCTGTTGACCTATGGCATTTAGAGATAATACCGCACCTTGATCCGGACCCTGCAATCCCATACTTATCTATTGTCTATATATTTTTAATATCATTTTCCCACATCTGAAGAGGTGATGTAGACATTGTCAAATTGAGTTCGTCCCTGGAATGTTTGACTTCCATAAGCAGTGCAGCTACTCGCTCCTCTGTATAGTCAATCGTCTTGGTGTTTAGTAAATAGTCGTAACTCCCATCAACTTTCGGAAACGTATGTGATAACTCTTCCTCTAGATCTTTCTTCTTACGCCTGAAAACTGCCAACGTTCCATTGATGACCATGGTAACAAATTTTGCGCGGTGATTATACATCTCAACCTTTTTCTTGAGAACATTAACCATATGGGATTTGCGTTTATTGTAGTATTCGCTCCGAAGTTTGATAAAGTCCATTAGGATCATTTCAGCACTCTCATATTTATGAATTCCCTTAGTTGGATGAAACAGGTGCATATTCGAAGTCCTGATTGTTTTCTGTAATTTCAGGTCCTTGATAAGATCTTTACCCGTGTACCCCTGAATAACAAAGTCGACATTTTCGGTTGTACTATTGTTGGTATATGAGCTGATAGTCTTCTTTTCGGTAAGTGTATCGAGATGTTCTTTATAATCCTGTGTCCAACGCCCAGGTGGGAGTTCTGTGACCTTGATAGTTTGACCGATCATGTTCCAGATACCCTCTGTGACCCATGTTTCATTTTCGTAGAATACACGACCCTTAAACCCCCTGAACCATGGCTTCATTTTTTGAATACCCTTTCCATTAATGAAGTTGAGTATATTCAATGAGATATCCTTGGGATTGAACGGGGGTACATAACAACTGAAACCCGTACCAATACCTTCTGTACCATTCACAAGAACCATAGGCAACGCTGGTACGTAAAACTCTGGTTCAATAGAAAGACCGTCGTCATATAGATAATTAAGTACGGGGTCATCCTTAGGGTCGAATATCTTTCGAGCTGCACTAGTTAGTCTCGTGAAGATGTACCTTGTTTGAGATGCATCTTTACCCCCCATAAGTCTCGTACCAAATTGACCACAAGGTTCGAGAAGATTGACGTTGTTCGAACCTGTATAGTCGTTAGCCAACTTGACGATCGTTTCCGCGAGAGAAACTTCGCCATGATGGTAAGAACTCTTTTCGGCGACATACGCGGCCAGTTGTGCCACTTTCATTTCGGCAGTCAGGTTCTTCTGAAAACACGAAAACAAAACTTTTCGCTGTGAAGGTTTAAGTCCATCAGCCATATGCGCGATAGACCGCTTCAAGTCAGCGAGACTGAAATTAACGAGGTCTTTGTGAACAAAGTCAGTTATGGCCAGGTTTTTGACATGACCATACGATACTTCAAGATCGCCAGAATTCTTCGCGGTACTTTCGAGAAGCCACGTCTTTCTGTCATCCGCCTTTTTCTTATCGAATGCGAGTACGATTGATTTATCTGTCATGACATCCACATCAAACTTCACTGTGAGTTCTTGAATTTTTTTGAAATATTCACGAGCCTCCACGGATGTAGAAGTACCGAGACCCTTGTAATACTTGATGCGCCACCCATGTTTACCGTCTCCATACCAGTTTCGAAATGCTGAATCGGTGTAGAAAGATTTCGTTTCTGATCCCTTAGAAGCCTTGATGATGGGTGTCACCATACTCACCACATAGTTCAACTTTAGAAGGCTGGGCCAGAAGTAGTGGATCATGTTGAGGATGAGACCCTTGATATGAGACCCATCGTTATCAGCGTCAGTCATGATCATGAGACGTCCATATCGAAGTTCGGAAACGTCGGTATACTCCTTACCCTGTTGAAGTCCGAGGATCTTCTTGAGATCATTGAATTCCTGGTTAGACGTAAGCTGTGCGACTGACACGTCACGTACATTCTTACACTTACCCCGAAGAGGAAACACGCCATAGTGATCACGACCAACAACCGAGAGACCTGCAACTGCGAGGGTCTTCGCCGAGTCACCCTCAGTCACGATGAGTGTACACTTCCCAGATTGTGCCGTACCAGCCTTGTTCGCATCGTCCAACTTGGGAATACCGGTAATTTTGGACTTTCGAGCTCCATCCGTCTTCTTGAGTTCTTTCATTTCCTTGAACTTTGAGAGTGCAGTGAGTTCATCAGCGATACCAGTCTTGAGGGTATTCTTAACGAATGTCTTGGGTAGTTCAAACTTGCTTCCGAAATGCTGTGATTTGGTTGTACACTCAGATTTCACCTGACTGGAAAAGTTTGGGTTTTCGATCGTTGCCCTTACAAAGATCGTAAAAGCATTTTTAACCTGTGGAGGTTTCAGTTTAATCTTCTTCGCCATGTCATCAATGATGCCATTTGCGACGATGTTTGCCACGTGATCGACGTGGGTACCACCTTTCGTAGTGCAGATGCCATTCACGAACGAAACCTGTTCCATCCCGTTCTCTGCTGGTCCGATGCATACTGACCAGCGGTCGGTGGTTACAGATGCAACCTGGTCAACACCTTCGTGCATTTTGGCATAAGCCTCAAAGTTTTGTTTCGGAAGAACTTCGCCATTGAACTTCACTTTACAGTTTTGAGTTGTACAGATGTTCGCATCCCAGACTCTCTTTTGGAAAATTTTATAGATGGTATCATCCATTTTGGACATTCCGAACCTCTTCCACTCGGGGGTAAAGGTGATGGCTACGGATGACGTAGCACCCGAATGTTTTTTAATTTTTGGTGGGTCACAGACAGTCATATTCTTCGACCAAGATTGTGTGTATGTCTGCTTCGTCTCATGATCCTTAATAACCACCGAGAAATCACTCGAGTAAATATTTGCCAACTTGGCACCGTATCCGTTGCGGCCACCCACAATTCTTTTTTGTGTATCGTCGTAGTTCGTACTCGTGAGGAGGTGTCCAAATACAAGTTCAGGGTTCCATAGACCTTCTTTCTCGTGCATTTTTACAGAAATTCCGCCGAGTGGTCCATTATTCTCGATGGTCACTGAACCTACATCCTTATCAATCGAGACGGAGACTAAATTGACCTGTTTGGAGTGGAGAGAGTTACGGTCGATGGCGTTGACGAGGATTTCATCGAATATTTTCAAGAGGGCTGGGGAGTATTTCAAGTTCTTCTTAGTGAACTTTTGACCATCAAGGATCCAGTAAGGTTCGGTTCCTAGGTCAACTGGACCCACGTATGAGTCAGGTCTCTTGAGAATGTGTTCTATATGTGTGAGTTTTTGGACACTTTCCATAGTTTTTCTTCAATTTATTACAACTCAAAATTCTAACTTAGGCATTCATTTCGTCCAACCTACTTTTAAGTTTTGCCTCATCAAACATCAATTCAAGATACTCGTTAATTAGTTCGGGTGTATACTCCTGACATTTGGTTAGACACTCAACATCTTCTTCGAATTCATCTATAACCATATCAGGTTCGACAGCAAAAAATTCGCCGTTTGGTGCACGGAGATGTGCGTAACGAGCATGAAAAATATCTTCAAGTTTTTTTGTTTTGCATGAAGATGTAGTGGTTTTGTTTTTTATCACTGGAAACGGTGATTTAAATTTGGCATAGATGTTGAATTTATACGGAACACTTGTATTAAGTTCACGTACTCTTTGAGTAGGGTGTATAGATTCACCGATCTTAACTTCAGGGAAAGATTCTGTTGTGAGAATATATATGTAAGAGGCGTCTGACATCTTTTCATGTGTTTGTGAAAGACCGAGATATTCTTCAACGTCTCTGAATGATCTCAAAGGTGAGGACAGATTAGATATATCATGATTTGGTGAATAGTAGTATGGATCTGGTCGAGCGTTCGCTTTCCGTCTTTGAGAATATCTAATCCCCCACCCATCTGGGAGTGTGAAATTGTATTTGTCAATGAGATGATTTTTCAATTTTTGAAGATGATCCATTTTATTCATAGTTATTTTCATGTGTATAATGTTGACTTAGGCTATATTTAATTAAACGTATTACAGTTTTTTTTATCGTGCTACTCTAATTTTCCTAAATCTTCTAATACCTTCAATATAAATCGTCTTTCTTCTCGTGATGTTTCTTGTGAATTTAACCCATAAGCAATTTCGTTAAATATCGCTCGAATTTCATCACGAGACAAAGTCTCTGTAATCAAACGCTGGGCTGTTTCACACAAAGATGTCATTCCTGTGAAAGTTTCGATATTCAAGTTACTTAAGTTTCTATTTCTTCACGTATGGAACTGGATGAGGTGTATTCATTTATATATACGTAATCTTCTTTTATATGCTTCTCTGATAAGCCCCTCATACCATGACATTATCTCAGTACACGTTTTCGCCTTACTTTTGGGTAATACATTGTAGCATAAACCGAGTTCTCGATCTTTTATTGAGTGTAGTGTCAGTTTCGGTTTATACTTGAAACACGAAAAGCATACCCTCTTTACCTTTGCACCATGTACGAATGACATAAATTTTTCATTGTTATATAAAAATAATGGTCGTATTTTTCTATAATATCGCACAAATTTTTTGTTATTGGCGTCCTTTGTTCGTATGACAGGATTTAATGGAGCTTGACATAAATAACATTCTGAATACCATGCGATATACATACATGTAATAATAATGTCTGTATACTTTAAATGTTAGGAATTGAAATCTCAGGGTTTCGATATGATGAAAACAGAATGAAACCTAAGTCGGATTCACAAATACAAAATATAATACAAGCAATATGTCCACTTACGAAGAATCAGTTCATTCAGCACTCTTGGTAAGTGGGCGAGCAACAGTTGATGATGCCTGTGAGCACCTGGCGAGGAGTATATTTAAAATGAGAAACAGATACAAAGAACTCGAAACGAAGAAAAAATCACGGGTGGCTATCATTATCGATGAAGTTCCAACAAGTATTCATGAACATAAACACGTCGACAAACTTTGTCAGGCGTCAACACTCAAGGGTGCGAGATGTTCGTTTAAAGCTGTTAATGGTTGTTACTGTAAAAAACATTCTATAAACGGGAAAGTGGTACCCATGGGTAAATTATTAAAATGTAAATAATTTTATTTAATTATAGTAGATAATGGATCAGGACGATTTAAAACCTGTTTTCATTTCTATGATAGTATATCTAGTTATCGCAAAAATGTTGCCAGAGTTTATAAAAAAACCCACTGGTGTAAGTTTCATTGATGATATAAACATGTTACTCATCGCTCAAAAGGGTTCATTAACTACTGGTGCCATTCTTACCGGTGTTGTCGTACTCATCACCGGTTATGTGGAGCGCGAATTTTCTTAATATTACCTCTTTTGATGTGAGATTTTTCGTGTACTCATGATCCATATATCTCAAATTTTTCGTATACACTTCTCTCATGAACTCCAAGAGTTGATTAAAGTCGGGTTTCCCCCATTGCATACCCTTTTTAAATAAAAAGTCGTCACTTTCCAACTCTTGAATTTCACAGTCTATCATATAAGGGGTTTTTATATAGTCAGGTGCTCCACCATAATTCGTTATGATGACAGGTTTATCCCTAATTGCCGCCTCTACAGCCCCCATACCTACACCCTCCGAACTCGAGAAACTTATATAACAATCACTCTTGTGATGTATCTCATCCATATCTTCATTTGATATTAATCCATTGATCACCTCGACCCGTGGTGCATTTATAGTAATTTCTCTATTACACGTTGCCTTAACCAATAAACGGGTATCTGGTATATCCAAACGTATAAACGCTTCCAATATTTTTTTAAAATTTTTTCGTTGGTCTAACACGTTACCTATGAAGTAAAATGTATAAGGCTTTCTAACCGGCTTTGGTATATGTGCATGAATAACTTCAAATTTATTATGTGGAAATTGTTTCGAAAACACTCGTTTACAGAATTCACTCGGTACCAATACACGTTCGAATTCATTCATGATTAATCCATAATCTTCATGCACGGTTTCGGTTTCACAAACAGTCATACAACTGATATTCTTTACACGGGATCTTACATATTCGAGGTATTTTAAGTGTTGTGGAAGTGGTAACATAAATATAAGAGCATTTTGACATTCAGGTACTGAGCTACCTAACTGATAATATTCAGCGTGAGGTGTAAATAATTGTGTATACTTATTTGCGTGTTGTCCTATACCAGTTAGTAAATGTGGCCCGATTACAATCATACGTTTAAAGATAATCTTAGCTTTATATATATTACAATGAATTCTATATTGAACGAAATCGACGATGAAATGAATCGTATACGCCTTGATAAAACGAAGCTATACAGTCTACTCAAGAAGATGGTAGAGATGTACGAAAATGATAATACTCGTACCAGTACAGAGGGGCCTAGAGGTCCTCCCGGTCCTCCTGGGCCTATCGGACCGGTCGGGCCAGCAGGTGTAGAAGGTATGATCGGTAAAACAGGTCCAGCAGGTCCAAAAGGTTCTGATGGTAATGTCGGACCTCCTGGTCCAGTAGGTAAAACAGGCCCACAAGGCAAAACCGGTCTACAGGGCAAAACTGGTCCAATGGGACCGTCGAGTTCTTCTACACACAGTACAGTCCCCGAATCTCTCAAGGATGTCGTAACTTTTAAAAAGGTGTAAGAATAAATATAATGAAAATAAAAAATATATTTATATAAATGATACCCGAACTAACAATCGTTCAGATGGCCATACTCGCTATAATCTTAGTATACGTGATTTCTGCCCGGAAAATGAATCGCGTTGTATTGACAACGTTAGCTTTATCTATTGCACTTTTACATGGATACGACCATATGTTTTTATTAAAACGTGGTGAAGAGCGTAGTCTTTTTTGATAGTTGGATATTACGGCCAACCACGATTGTCGATGTATTTCGAGAAGTCATCATTCGGAACCTCTCCGCAATCTAATTTAAACTCTTCTACAAAAACATCCGATATATCTTCTTCAAGAACTTCTACGATGTCATCCATCACATCGAGTATATTCATTAGTTCTTCAAGTATGATTTTATTACTGTCACTTCTCAATTTCGTTGATACTTTATACTTTCTAATAGCATGACGCATTCGCTTGTTTTTTTTCATAGCTTTATCAAATTCCCCTTTCCCTGAATATACTCGCACATTCCGAGTTTGCCTAATACGTGCATATACAGGGTTAATAAGTGTACAGCTCATGATATATTCACGACTTTAATCTTTATGTTTCTTGAAAAAAATGATGATCCCTCGTATTCTTAAAAAAAAACATATATTATTATAAGGTTCCATGGGTTGGGGTTGGATAAATGACGCAAAAAATGCAGGCGAAGATGCAGTTGAATGGGGCGCCGATAGAGGCGAAGATGCAGTTGAATGGAGCGTCGGTGCTGTCAATGACGTAGGCGACTGGGGCGCCGGTGCTATCAATGACGTAGGCAAATGCGTTGGTAGTATAGATGCTTTCGGCAACTGTTTAAAAGATGGAGGCATTGCCATAGGCGAAGGCGTTGAAGATGCGACGGACTGGACGTGGGGTACAATTGTTGATGGGGTCAATTATATAGGAGACGTAAATGAAGGTATTCTGGAAGATCTCAGAGATGAGGCACACCTTATAGGTAACAAGGTGGTTGGTGGTGCCAATGATGTGGGAAATTTTTTCGAGTATTTTGGATCGATTTCACAACCAGGGGCGCGACAAGAAGAAACAGTAGATAGTGGTCCAACGGGTATCGTAGACGAATCCGTGTGTAACGAAATGGAATACTTCGAATGGAACCGGGATATAGGGTTGTGTCAGGTAAAAAATAACGAGGATCTCAATAACGAGGATTTGTTTCGTGAATGTATAAATGTCGCAGGAAATGTCGTTTTCGAGGGTTTTGATGATGATAGAATTGACCAGCCACAGACATCGGGTTCTATGTTCGATGTAGTTAACACGTTCGCTGATCAGGGTTTGAAAAAGATACCCGAGTTACCCATGACAAACGTGGAAGAACTACAGGGTTTAAATACCACTGCTACAGATACATTAGAAGGTGTATTTGAATCTATGACAGACACTTTATCTTGGCGAGAAAAAATGGATGATGAATCGTGGATAGCGGCATACAAAAACATGAATCGGGAAGAAGCACAGGCATATGCGAACAGTAAGACGAAATTCGATTATAAGGGTAAGTACAGAGTGAAACCCGAGGTTGGATTCCCTGTCATAACGAATGTAAGAATGGCTGACACTAAAACGAATTTCCTCGATGCGTTTATGATGTGTTCGCGAAGGTGTACACAAAACATTTATCCACAACCGGGCGGAGGTCTCACTGACCCACATGTTGATCCCGAACACTATTGTAGAGGATTCTCTATCATCTACAAACCTTCTACCAAAACGTATACCTGTGAACAGTACAAGACTCACGATAACAGGGATACTAAATGGCGATCGGGTTATTGTCAGTATAGATCGGCCACCTACGACGGCAGCGCGGAATGTAAAAAAGTGGATGCCATCGAAAGTAATCCCGAAGATGATAAAAAGGGTGATAATTCCGGTCTTTATTGGAGGGTGGGTGGTCTCGATATCGAAGGAGCTGATTTATTGGCGGAAACTATCGAAATACCACCAGTGTCCTTAGAGAATATGCCCAGACCACCACCGGGTGTAGATATGAACCAGTATATCGAAGATTACAAAGATTCAGTAGAAGGACTATACACAGGATCAAAATATAAACAAGAATTATCAACAGAAATTAGGCAGTCGGCTGATTCGTTTCATCTCCACGAAGGGACAAATCCAAAAGGAAGTTTAAAGAATTGTTTAGAAGAGTGTGATAAACGTGATAATTGTAAGGGTATAGTTACTAATAAATCACATAGTAAATGCTGGGGGAAAAAAGATCTAACAACGAGAGTCGATCACGGCGATAGAACACTTTATGAAAAATCTGATGATGGTGTTTGGTCACCATGGGATGGTGGGGTTGAATGGCGTAATCACCCATGGAATCCGTCAAGACCCCCACCCCCACCGCCACCACCGCCACCACCACCACCCCCACCGCCACCACCACCGCCGATGTCAACAGAATGGCGTCAAGAACGCAAAACAGATGTTGTCGCTACAAGGACTGTATTTCATTTCCACGATGGGACAAACCCAAGAGGAAGTTTAAAGAATTGTTTAGAAGAGTGTAATAAACGTGATGATTGTAAGGGTGTAGTTACTAATAAATCACATGATAAATGCTGGGGGAAAGCAGATCTCGTGACTAAAGAACATGGAGATGACAATCGAAGACTTTATACAAAATACCCTGCTGGATCTGGTCAGGGTCTTTTTCCACCATGGGATGGTGGGGTTGAATGGGATATTCACCCATGGAATGTGGATCCACCACCACCACCACCATCAAAATATAAACAAGAATTATCAACAGAAGTTAGCTGGTCGTCGGGTGAAGCGTTTCGTCTCACCGAAGAGACAAATCCAAAAGGAAGTTTAAAGAATTGTTTAGAAGAGTGTAATAAACGTGATGATTGTAAGGGTATAGTTACTAATAAATCACATAGTAAATGCTGGGGGAAAAAAGCTGTAACAGCGAAAATGGGTCATGGCGATAGAACACTTTATGAAAAATCTGATAATGGTGTTTGGTCACCATGGGATGGTGGGGTTGAATGGGATAATCACCCATGGAATCCACCACCACCGCCACCAGCACCACCATCAAAATATAAACAAGGATCAAAGACAGATATTGGGAGAACAACTGATGTATTTCATTTCCACGAATTGACAGATCCAAAAGGAAGTTTAGATAATTGTTTATACGAGTGTAATAAACGTGATGATTGTAAGGGTGTAGTTACTAATAAATCACATAGTAAATGCTGGGGGAAAAAAGATGTAAAAACGAAAACCTATCATAACGATAGAACACTTTATGAAAAATCTGATGATGGTCTTTTGTCACCATGGGATGGTGGGGTTGAATGGGATAATCACCCATGGAATCCACCACCACCAAAATATAAACAAGAATTATCAACAGACGTTAAGTGGGTGTGGTCACCGTTTACTCTCACCGAAGGGACAAATCCAAAAGGAAGTTTAAAGAATTGTTTAGAAGAGTGTAATAAACGTGATAATTGTAAGGGTGTAGTTATAGATACAGATGGTAAAAGATGCACGGGGAAAGACGTGTTTTCTGAAACAACGCACTCCGCCGGTAAAACACTTTATACAAAATACCCTAGTGAATCTGATAATGGTCTTTTGTCACCATGGGATGGTGGGGTTGAATGGGCTAATCACCCATGGAATCCGTTAACACCGCCACCCCCACCGCCACCACCACCACCACCATCAAAATATAAAAAACATTTCGGGTCTAAAACAAGCGACGAGGGTCAACTGTTTCGTCCGTTTCATCTCAATGAATATACAAATCCAAAAGCAACTTTAAAGAATTGTTTAGAAGAGTGTAATAAACGTGATGATTGTAAGGGTATAGTTACTAATAAATCATATAGGGAATGCTGGGGGAAACCAAATGTAAAAACGAGAGTCGATCACAGCGATAGAATAATTTATGAAAAATCCGATGATGGTCTTTTCTCACCATGGGATGGTGGGGTTGAATGGGATAATCACCCATGGAATCCACCACTGGCAGTTTCCACAAATGGACGATGTGGACCACATCAGGGTGATACGAGGTGTCCAGGTACACAATGTTGTTCTAGTCATGGATGGTGTGGTGGCGAGCGCGGGGTATTCGGGGGATATACGGCCCACTGTTATGATAAAAGATTTGGTAAAAATGAAGGACGCGATAAAGGAAAATACGACGGCGAGACGGCGGAGGATGGTGGGGATGAATAGAGTAGTCACTCATGGAACTAATCCTCGTCATCGTCGCATATTTGAAAAAAAACATATACTATTATAGATATGGGCGGTTCAGACTCTAAATGTGTTGGTAGTCTAGATGCTTTCGGCGATTGTATAGAAGATACAGCTGAAGTGATCGAAGATGGAGTTGAAGAACTCAACGAATTCGGCGAGACGGCGGCGGAGGAGGCTGCGCGTCTGGCGGAGGAGGCGGAGGAGGAGGCTGTGCGTCTGGCGGAGGAGGCGAAGAAGGAGGCTGCGCGTCTGGCGCGTCTGGCGGAGGAAGAGGCTGCGCGTCTGGCGGAGGAGGCTGTGCGTCTGGCGGAGGAGGCTGCGCGTCTGGTGGAGGAGGAGGTTGCGAAGGCGGCGGAGGAGGCTGCGCGTCTGGCGGAGGAGGTTGCGAAGGAGGCGGAGGAGGTTGCGAAGGAGGCGGAGGAGGCTGCGCGTCTGGCGGAGGAGGCGTGGATCATTGCGGGTGGTGCAGTTATTGATGGGGTCAAGTATATAGGAGACGTAGATGAAGGTCTTCTGACTGATCTCAGAAGTGGGGCACACCTTACAGGTGACTTTGTAGTTGATGGTGCAAATGATGTGGGAAATTTTTTTGAGTATTTTGGATCGATTTCACAACCAGGGGCGCGACAAGAAACAGTAGATAGGGGTCCAACGGGTATCGTAGACGAATCCGTATGTAACGAAATGGAATACTTCGAATGGAACCGGGATATAGGGTTGTGTCAGGTAAAAAATAACGAGGATCTCAATAGCGAGGATTTGTTTCGTGAATGTGCAACTGTCGCAGGAAATGTCGTTTTCGAAGGTTTTGATGATGATAGTATTGACCAGTCACAGACATCGGGTTCTATGTTCGATGTAGTTAACACGTTCGTTGATCAGGGTTTGAAAAAGATACCCGAGTTACCCATGACAAACGTGGAAGAACTACAGGGTTTAAATACAACTGCTACAGATACATTAGAAGGTGTATTTGAATCTATGACAGACACTTTATCTTGGCGAGAAAAAATGGATGATGAATCGTGGATAGCAGCATACGAAAACATGAATCGTGAAGAAGCACAGGCATATGCGAACAGTAAGATGAAATTCGATTATAAGGGTAAGTACAGAGTGAAACCCGAGGTTGGATTCCCTGTCCTAACGAATGTAAGAATGGCTGACACTAAAACGAATTTCGTCGATGCGTTTAGAATGTGTTCGGACAGGTGTAGACAAAACATTTATCCACAACCGAGTGGAGGTCTCACTACCCCACATGTTGATCCCGAACACTATTGTAGAGGATTCTCTATCATCTACAACCCTTCTACCAAAACGTATACCTGTGAACAGTATAAGACTCACGATAACAGTGATACTAAATGGCGAACGGGTAAGTGTGCGAGTAAGAATGCTGATATAGCCGGGGAATGTAGAAAATTGAGTTCTGTCCAAAGTAATCCTGAAGATGATAAACTAGGTAATAATTCTGGTCTTTATTGGAGGGTGGGTGGTCTCGATATCGAAGGAGCTACTTTAAACGCGGATACTGTCGAAATACCACCACGGTCCTTAGAGAATATGCCCAGACCACCACCGAGTGTAGATATGAACCAGTATATCAAAGATTACACACCGCCACCGCCACCGCCACCACCGCCACCACCGCCACCACCGCCACCACCATCGGTAGTTTCCACAATTGGGCGATGTGGACCAGCCTTTGATAATAAGAGGTGTACAGGTACACAATGTTGTTCTACTACTGGCTGGTGTGGTGGAAGTCAAGGAACATCTAGTGCTTGGTGTATTCCTAAACGTGGTTATAAAGGACGCGACGCTGGAAAATACGACGGAATACCACCGCCACCACCACCGCTGCCACCGCCAAGATTGATTAGCACATTTAAAACAGATAAAAGCTTTGCCCCCACCTGGTACAGCGTTCGGAACTCCAACTCCAGGGCGCGGTCCTCGTTTTACGCGCCTTCCGTTTCCGGGATGGATGACTTAGCTTCCCATGATGTGGATTGTAAGAATACTGAACTTACGGGATTCAAAATTAATCAGTTTGGCTCAAATGGATCATACTCCTCCATATTTGATCCATATATGGAGTATGAATATACTTGTAATAATATTGATAGCGGCCCAGGGTTTAGTAAAGAAACTAGTTTAAATGATCATGGGAATAATAATATGGTATTTTTAGATCGTCATACCCTTGATTGTGGGGATAAGGCAATTTCACAGTTTAAATTAAAATCTGGTTCGAAAATCAAATATGATTATACGTGTAGTAGTCAAGTGACAACGGGTAATTGTCGTAGAGACTTAATTGCTAAGAAAAAGCGTCCGAGTCCGAAGGACTTGGCGCATACAAGTACTATATCCAACATCAGTGATTTGCATCCAAAATGTAATGACCATGAGGTACTAACCAAATTCAAATATAGACGTGATCTACCTAATTCAGGCGATGAAGTGGGTTCGTACGAATATACATGTTGTGAGGTCGAGCCGGGCGCCGCGCGCTTCGTGGCGCCACCGCCACCACCAGCACCAGCACCAGCACCAGCACCAGCACCAGCACTAGCACCAGTACCACCAGCAGATCCGAATGTTTCCACAAATGGACGATGTGGACCCAGTCACGGTAATAAGAGGTGTCCGGGTAAACAATGTTGTTCTGACTCTGGGTGGTGTGCTGGAACTCAAGGAACATCTAGTGCTTGGTGTTTTTCTAATGCTAAAGGACGCAACAATGGAAAATATGATGGAACCGACTCACCACCGCCACCACCGCCGCCACCGCCGCCACCGCCACCGCCACCAGCACCAGCACCAGCACCAGCACTAGCACCAGTACCAGCAGCAGAATTGAATGTTTCCACAAATGGACGATGTGGACCCAGTCATGGTAATAAGAGGTGTCCAGGTAAACAATGTTGTTCTAACTCTGGGTGGTGTGCTGGAACTCAAGGAACACATAGTGCTTGGTGTTTTTCTAATGCTAAAGGACGCAACAACGGAAAATATGATGGAACCGACTAACCACCGCCACCAGCACCACCACCAGCAGATCCGAATGTTTCCACAAATGGACGATGTGGACCCAGTAACGGTAATAAGAGGTGTCCAGGTACACAATGCTGTTCAAGTGATGATCGGTGTGGTGGAAGTCGAGTGTCAAGTGATGATTGGTGTATGTATAGAGGTAGAACCGTCTACGGGTCGTACAAATGGCACGGTAAAGATCAGGGAATGTATGATGGCGACCCTTTTTAGTAATGAATGGTTATAACAGTACGGGATACTTGGGGCGAAAATTTTATTAATAAACCTAATACTTCTAATCCTCGTCATCTTCACACGCCTGGCAGGCTCCGTCAAACATGTGACAGATGTGTTCTCCATTTTCAACCATCTCACGAATATCGGGATCGTGCATGATATCGTCATCGTCATCGTCAGGTGGATCCAGTACAACCTCTTCATAATCGACGCGCGTGAACCTTTGGGACTCTAGTTCTCTGACACGCTCTCGAAGTCTTTTGATTTCTTCAGTGAGATCTTCATTGGTAGGAGGGTTCATTTTTACGAAAATACCTGGAGGAAGTGGGTGACTTCGGGTAGAACCCATTTTTTATTCTTATTGTGTTTACTACATTCACTTAGGTTTATTTAAACCGATTTAATATAAGAAGCCAGAGAATACATAATAGGCGGAACAGAAAAAGAACCCATCGATGTAATGAAAGCTGTGCTCGCATCTTCAGGTGTTTTAATCTCTCCATGAATAACTTTGGAAATGGAGGTCTCCATCACCTTATCAACCGTAGTATCAATAGGTTTGATGATCATAGGAATAGCCATAAGCCCAATGAGTGTAGCCAATACGTGAGCAAACTGTTCGTTTCCATTAAGTTTATCTACCAGCATATGATCCGACATATTTACAACAACACGAATAATAGACCCTGGCCAAAAAACAGAAGCAAGCATTTGCCAAGTCATGGTTTCGGCGGACATTTTGAGTACGTCTTGAATCTTATTTTCTTCATCCGCAGTTTCGTACGCCTTTTGACCCTTGTCAATTGTATCGAACATGACATATGACGCAGCGACACAGTACGATGCCGGAACACCCCATTCCGGAATAAACGCTGTAAAAGCTTCACCAACTTCGTTCGCGTATCCCATGTAACGAAGAGACGTATCGCGGTAAGGATCCACGGCCGCTGCGCACGTTTTTAGCGTTTTCTTAAAACGTTTTGTATGCTTGGGTACATTGAGAGTGGGACGAATAGCCAGCATTTGGATACTAAACGCTAGTAAACTTTATATTCGTTATCACCTAAACCAATATCCATTCGCTGGTGATGATGAGGGTACATTGGCAGCACTATTTGTTCTAGAAAGGGCTGGTCTGATTGTATTCGGGATGATCGAGTAAAGTTTCTTTAACTCATTGCAGAGGGTTAGATAGACGTTCTCGGGAATTTTATCCGATACACTATCTATTATTTGCATTACATTTTGAAGTACATTCATCGCTATAGTACATGGCTAAATTATTTAACGGCGTAGTTCTATTCGTGCTTCCCATCCGTTACTCACCATTTGCCCCTCATCATTCGCCCAAAAACTATGATTCTCCGCGTCCCACCAGTCGCGAGCAAAGACAGGGGCACCAAGTTCCCTCAACTTGTTTTCCTCTTCCCCTGCCGCCATCTCCCACCTTTGCATCAATTCTTCATGCTTGCGAACATTCGCAATCGCATTTTCGATGAAGGTGTCGTCTATACTGCGCAAGTGGTTACATTCGCCCTTGAAGTCGTCATAAATCTTCTTCTCAAAGGCGGGAAGTTTTTGGATCGTTATAAGAGAAAGTTCATCGTAGGTGATGAAATTCGCGACCTTCTCCTCCTCGGTTCCAATTTCCAACACAATTGTCCGAAGACCGTTTTCCACCAGGTTTTCCCAAGTCCAGCCGCCGTGACCAACGAGTTCCCCACTAAGAGCCCAAGAAGTGTTCTTTTCACACCATCTCTGAATAGCCCACTCCTTCCGCGTCGCAGTCATACGTGTGATAAGTGGTCGAGCTCGTGCCCACTCTTTCTTCACCTCATTGTTCCATTTCTCAAGCTCTATCCATGTATGGTGCATACTCCTCACACAATCCAGAAGATGACGTCTGATTTCATTCCCGACCTCTCGATGTGCTTCCCCTGCATTCACCGGTGAACGCACCTCATAATCACTGTCCGAGTCATCATCACTATCAAGTTCAGAATCATCGTCGCTGTAATAGAACGTGTCTTCATGGAATGGTTTGTTTCCATTCATGTGATCATGAACGCGTTTTATTTTATCGGCCATGTCCAGATAGATGCCATCAGGGATCTTACTGGAGATGTCGTCAAGGCAAGTCATGAGACTTTGAAGGTCTTCCATGTTGAATGTTTACATGAAAATTACAATATTTTGTTTCTACTTAAGTTCTATTATTGTTATTGTTCGAGTTAGAATTGGCGTTGTGATTACCCCGCGGTGACCTACCAGTGTGTACCCACCCGAGAACATCTTCAAGAGACCACGATGGATCAATTTTATCGTATCCTTTCCAACTCATACTCACTAGCTTAGTGCTGAACTGCCCATCATTATCGGGAAGCAGGGTAACCCCTTTCCATAATCTAAGCGACTTTCCGGTCTTCGAAGTGGTAGCCATGATATACGGGAAGGTTTTTGAAAAATATTTCCATTTTGCGGTTTTGCGTTTAGTTTTAGGTGTGTACTTATGAATCATACCCCAAACGAACTTTTTAATGAAAGCAAGACGTTTACGGGGATCATTGGGTCCGGGATTATTCGTCAGACCAACCGCTAACATCATGGCGTAAATAGATTCCATGTAACAGAAATGATGTTGAGACATTTCGTCATATTGTTGAAGCTTGAATGCCCCCTTTGCTACTGTTTCACCATATTGCCTTTTAATTCGTATTCCATATCCATTAGATCCCTGACCATTATGATTTGCGTTCAAAAAGTTGTTATAGTTTGTTGCCACGAAACCACCCGTAGGTTGTACCTGTAACTTTTTAGTGTTCCCATAAAAACTTTCGACGTTTTTTGCTTTACACCCAAGGATAGACCTTACTTTAGGAGAATTCCAAGAACGAGCGGTCGGTGCCCATTTTCGTGCTACATTTTCAAAATTAGATAAACCTGACTCATACATAGAATCGTATACATTCACCCTACCGTTTTGATGCTTTAAGTGAATGAGACCATAGTGTCCCGTTCCATTACCAAACCGTTGACCAACTAAGATGAAGTCCTGTTGGGCCCCGGGCATTCTTTGTATATTGAGGTTATTCTTACTGGATATGACTTGGTAAGACATGTTTTCGCGGGTTCCGATAACATCTTCCATCATTTTCTCGAACATACCTGTAACGTGAAGATAGGTCTTGGCAATTTCGGAGGCATTCTCGATAGCGAGAAGGGTAATAGAGGAATCTCCCATCTTACCTTCCTTTACCATTTGCCCCACCCGCTTTTCTATGAAATCATTATTATCAAATTTGACATTCTTCTCACCAATCACTTTCATGAGCTGGGTGCGATTTGATCCCGCTGGTAAAAGTTTTACCGGTATCATACGTTATATTTATATTTTTAATACTCAGTGTTTTATTGAAAAATATAATTTCTAAGCTTGACTTAGGCATGGAACATGTACGAAAGATCATGGAAATCATGGATGATGAAATGTTCCCGACAAAAAGGGAGTGGGCATATATCAAAATATGTAACGAACTTAAACAAATTCACATTGTATTACAAAATTCTTCGAAGCTAGCAGCATTACACGCACCGGGTATAATCGACCCATCAGCACACACTATTATACGGACTGCACCTAGAATAGACCCGTCGGCCCCAACTATATAATTTTACTCATAGTATCACCATCGTTATCATAGACAAACACGAGACGTAGATCGATGATATTTGATACTCTTATTTGAACGAAAGAGAGGAAAAATATTTTCAATTCATATCACCAGTCTGGAGAAATGTATCGATCTTATTAGCAATACTCTTACCGATCCCCTTCACCTTTTTGGGACCCTTTGCAAGTTCTTCCCCACTCGTGACTTCAAAATCAAGGTCACGAATGGCTTCCGCTGCTTTCATGTAAGCTTGAAACTTGTAATGGTTTTCTAGACTAAAAGCATACTCTTTCAAAGCATATGCAACTTCTTCATTAGTCGAGACACCTGTCTCAAGTTCCATAACCTTCCCGGTCTCGAGAAACTCATCAATAATCTTGGCAATGCTTTTATTAATGCCATCTACTTTTTTGTCTCCTTCGAGGAGTTCTTTACCACTAGTAACTTCAAACGAAAGGTGGTTAATGATATCTGCAACTCTATCATATTGTGCTTTCTTGTCTCGATTTTTTTCATAATAAGAAAGCTCTTCGAAAATATCAGCCAAATCACTATTATAAGTTGATACGATACACGTAGTTACATCTTCATCTTCGGTTGAAATATTATTCTCCAGTTCTTCAAGTTTTTTTACTTTCCCAGTCTCGATATATTCATCAATGATCTTGGCAATACCCTTACCAATACCAGGAATTTTTTTAGGACCAATTGCGAGTTCTTCACCATTTGTTACTTTGTATGGGAGTTGATCGATGATAGAAGCTGCTTTGTCATACACCCTACTTTTGTGTGTATCTTTTTCATAATGAGCGAGGTCATCCAATACATCGGCGAGTTCACTGTTGAACGAGATAAAAAATTCAGAATCACTGTCAGAATCAGGTTCGAGTTCGGAATCTTCTACATATTGTGCATATGTAGAAGAGCAAATCGATTCATTATCATTCAATTCATTAAGAAATTGGTCAACTTTTGAGGCGATACCCTTTCCAATACCACTGATATTCATCAGACTTTCGCCATCTTGCACTTCAAAGTCAAGCATAGCAATCGCATCAGCGGCAACATTGTAAGTAGCAGCTTTATAAAAATCAGACGTCATGTCACCAAGTTCCCTCAAATGCTTTGCAATTTTAAAGTTTAAATCATGGGTCTTAGTTCGCGCAGTTGTTTCGAAGAGAGACTTCGAATTAAGTTTCTCAAGGATATTGACCCTATCAATTTCAGATTCACTGTACATTTTTTCAAGCTGTTCATTTTTTTTTCTATATTCATCGTTGAGGTTCTCGAGCTTTTGAATGTATTTGAAGATATTTTCAGAGTCCATATTTACTTATATAAATATTTCATAAGATATACTCACTTAGGTTTCTTATGACAATATCCGATCACATACCTATTTTAACAATGCTTACATCATACCCTAACTCGTCAATAATTGTATCATTTCTATAGTCAAGTTTATAAACAATTTTTTTGATTCCGCTACTTACCAACGCTTTGTAACAATTTAGGCATGGGTAATGTGTAATGTAAGCGACTGCTCCATCGACACTTGCACCCCTCTTCGCAGCATCTGCGATTGCGTTAATCTCTGCATGAATCGTTGCTTGTTCATGTCCGCCTCTCACGATAGACTTATGGTTGGTACCTGCGAGAAATCCATTGTAACCCATACTGACGAGTCTATTGTTCTTCGCTAGAACACACCCCACCTTTAACCTCTCACACGGAGATCGAATAGAGGCGAGATCCGCGACGTTTATAAAGTATTCATCCCATGTAATGCGATCAGTCATTATGAACCTAAGTAAATGTATTATTCATCATATTTTTAAGTTTACAAACATGTCCACAATTGCTGACAAACGAGAATTTCTCTGCGAAGTCGCGGGTGGTATAGAGGTCTTCATGAACTGTACGTATTTATCTGATGAGATTCACGCCGGTCAAGATGAAGATATTGAGGTATACATCAAGAACAACATCCTCGACGGATCATCATTCTGTGACGAAAAGTTTTGCAAAGCCATGCAGACCATCGATGACAAGACCCTTCGGGATCTACTCTATTATTTTGAGGATAGAGACATGAGCATGGTCGAAGTCTACAACGAGAGCTGTCTGGGACTGGATGACCTCCCCCAAGAACTCACGGATATCGCAGAAGCTATACTTGACCAAGATATCGTTACCTTTACAGACTTCCTAGAATATTAGATTGTAATGAAACCTAAGTAAATGCAGTATCTTCAAATTTTCATCTAAAAATGACGACTCTTACCGATTTCGAACACAAGCTCGATACTCTCATCAAGACGTACCCGGATGGGGTGCCTCGTGATGAAATGAACAATTTTTTTGAATACACGATTGAAAACAAGGATGTCCTTCTTTACGGGGTGAGTGATGAACTACTCTATGCCGTATGTGATAAAGCCTATGAAGACAAACGTTTTCATACATACGGTGAGACCATTAATTGTCTTATTGAAGAATTTAGGGAAGCGAATCCGAGTCCGGCTGCCACTGCGAACAAACAGTTCGAAATGAATAATTCGGTGAGGGAGAATGCTGTATCTTGGGCTGAAAAGGTCGCAGCTCACGATCAGAGGAAGTATCTAGTATCTAACACACGAATCATGGACATGATGAAAGATATGATGGAACATTCGAACAAGATGGCGAGTGAAACCGAGAAAAATCAAGCCATTGTGGGTAAAATCTTCGCAATCAAGTTTGTACCCGAGCCAGTGAAGAAACCTAGTATCTATGAGCGTATTTACCGTATGTTTTAATCAAAGTATTTCCACACCTCTTAGAATTCATATCTTTACACATTTCGGTGGTGGTTCGAAAGCTGTCTGCTCCTTGAGCTCCTTACGTTGCTTTAACTTTTTGATATCCGCACCCTGACAGTCATGTTTCGTCAGGTTGATACAACTCGGACAAAAACTTCCTTCACAATAATTACAATCGATGGGGACACTACATTTCTTACGACAACGTTGACAGCGCATTTCTATTCTTAACTTGAATAAAGATTTTAAACCTGTTTATTCAAGAAATGTCTCTCACTTACGCCATCGGTAAACCAATCACCCCTAGCGAATACTCCCGCCTCAAGACAACCATCAAGAGGTCTACAGCTGGATATGGTACTGCTTTGAGTGCTTCGTATTTTATCACTCAGGGTGCTGATCAGGGTGTATCGGCTGTTTTGGGAGCCGCCGCGTCGTACGCGTATGTGTCCCTTCTCTCGGATCGAGTGGACAAGTTTGAAAAATCGGCATTTCAGAAGGAGTTCTTGGCACCACTCGGTGCCGCTGCTTTTGAAGTGTCGTGGAATAACGCACCTTTCGCGTTTGACTTTGATTATGGAGCTACTTTCGTGGGGTTCCTCGCTTACAAATTTGCCCTTACCACAGTCCTATACGAGACTGTGAAGGAGATGATGATTGGGGACAGTGAGACCTTTTACGATACCGAGGAGAAGGTATATAACGACCTTAGCGAAGACGACGAAGTTCCCGAGCAATCTTCATAATTTTACGAGGAGACGCTCGGTTGATCTTCTTCTGGCCAACCGTATTCATATAAGAAACACGTTTATCTATCATATTTTTAACGTTAGCCCTGGCACGCGCGATGGCGGCTGGAGTGGGGGTGCGTGGCTTGGTAGGTTTGGGGCTCAGACCCAGTTCCCGCATCAACGCCATGGCATTGTTTTTCACACGCTGATCCCGATTGGGACCTGGACCGGGGATCTTAGTAGTCATCCTCTTCAAGAAGTCGGCGGCAACTTTCTTATTGAGAGCCTTCTTTTCCGCACGCTTCTTGGCAGCCATACACTTCTTAGCCGCCTCTGGATAGAGCTTCGCGAGGGGAATGTTGTTCATGGGAGAGCTCTTGGCACGCGACTTGATGGCACCACAGAGTTCCTTGACAGTCTTCTTCTCTGTGTTGATGCCATACTTCTTGGCAACTTTCACCACCTCATCTTTCTTGTAGAGACGGCACTTCTTACGACCAATCTTAAGATCACCCCCCCTGTCTACGGATAAGAGTACTGGAGTCATTATTTGTTAATAGCCAAGAAAATTATCTATATTAAAAGGAAGATGAGTGTCCTAATCTTCTATCTATATTTACTCTCACGTCTCACGAAGAAACCCAAATGGAAAAATGCAAAGCCCGAGGCTCGTTGGATTTAATTCATTTGTGATATACATATTATTTTCTAAGATTGGCATCAGCCGTATAATACGTCTTCCCCTTCGTTACGAAGCTATGTACTCTAGCATACCCCCACGCCTGTGGAGAGGCTCCCGGACGATGCCCGGTTCTCCACGCAGCGAGACCCCTATTGTACACGGTCTTGAGGGTCTTCAAAGGCACGCCAGTAGCCTTAGCAATTTCAGGGAGAGATTTGACTCCTGGATACATCTTTCTAAACTTTTGCGTGTAGGAAGAGGCTTTTGTCTTCTGTCCTTTGTCCGTCTCGAAAAATTTATAATTTTTTCGGAGCATCTTCTTGTAACGGGTCTCGACTTGCTCGAGGGTGGTGAGTCCCCTGAAGTATTTGGGGGGTGCGTAGATTTTACCCTCCTTTTTACGCAGTTGTCCAACCTTCTTGATGATGACTTCATTACTGAGAGGCATATTACTTTGACTTGAGATATTTTATAGCCGTGGTGATATTACGATAAATACAATTCCCAAACCTGACCCGACCTGTCCTAGGATTGTAGTAACCCTTAATACCATCAAAAGTACATTTGTGAAGTTCATCCATATAAAAATAACAAGATATTAACTATCATAAATGAGTCTTTCGATTATAATGGGAAATATGTTTTCGGGGAAAACTTCAGAACTTATTCGAAGGTTGAAGCGGTTTAAAACTATAGGTAAGAATATTATTGTCATAAGCTCCATAAAAGATACGCGATCATCCGACGAAGTATTAAAGACCCATGACAATGTGAAATTTAATTGCCATAAGATAGATGACCTATTTGATATTATTTACACCGATGAGTTTAACGAAGCTGATATAATAGCTATTGATGAAGTACAATTTTTTTCACGTTTAAAAACGTTCGTAGAGAATGTTCTATTGATGAATAAAACTATTATACTTGCTGGATTAGACAGCGATTCATCACAGCAAAAGTTTGGGGAAATATTAGATTGTATTCCATATGCATCAGATGTGGTTAAACTTTCAGCTTTATGCATGGTGTGTAAAAACGGAACATTGGGTCCGTTTACAAGGCGGAACATAGACCATAAGCCAGTCGAGTTTATTGGTGGAGATGATATATATAGCGCAGTATGTAGAGAACATATCAACGTAAATCACATTAATTGAATCGCCTGTTTAATTTAATATTAATGATTTTAAAGGTTTAATGACTATGTAATACACATGTCTCAAGCAATCGGTATTGATCTCGGAACTACCTACTCGTGTGTCGGCGTATGGCAATATGATCGTGTAGAAATCATCTCAAATGATCAAGGCAATCGCACAACACCATCTTACGTGGCTTTTACGGATGACGAGCGTCTCATCGGTGATGCTGCAAAAAATCAAACTGCTATGAATCCCAAAAATACTGTATTCGACGCGAAGCGTCTTATTGGTCGCAAATTCTCTGATAGGAAGGTTAAAGATGACATGAAGGATTGGTCTTACGAGGTTATTGCTGGACCAGGTGATAAACCTATGATCAACGTCGAATCCCACGGTGAAAAAAAGGTATTTTCACCCGAGGAGATTTCTTCGATGGTACTCACGAAGATGAAGGATATTGCTGAGTCTTTCATGGGTAAAACAGTAAAGGATGCGGTTGTCACGGTTCCCGCGTACTTTAACGATTCGCAGAGACAGGCTACTAAGGATGCCGCAGCCATCGCGGGTCTGAACTGTCTTCGGATCATCAACGAGCCTACGGCTGCCGCAATTGCCTACGGTCTTGACAAGAATAAGGATGAAGATAAGAACGTACTCATATTTGATCTTGGAGGGGGTACATTTGACGTGTCGCTTCTGAACATCGAAGGTGGCATCTTCGAGGTGAAGGCGACGGCTGGTGACACACATCTCGGTGGTGAAGACTTTGACGCTCGCCTCCTTCGACATTTCTCTGAAGAGTTTAAGCGGAAACACAAAAAGGATCTTTCCGGGAACGCTCGAGCCCTCCGCCGCCTTCGCACAGCCTGTGAACGGGCGAAGCGTACTTTGTCATCTACTTCACAAACGACAGTTGAAATCGATTCACTGTTCGAGGGTATCGACTTCTATTCGTCGATCACCCGAGCTCGTTTTGAGGATCTGAACGCTGACCTCTTCAGAAAGTGTATGGAACCTGTCGAACAGGTTATCAGAGATGCGAAGATGGACAAGGTGAAGGTTGACGAAGTTGTTTTGGTTGGTGGTTCGACCAGGATTCCTAAGATTCAGCAGATGCTCTCGAGTTTCTTTAATGGCAAGGAGCTCAACAAGTCGATTAACCCCGACGAAGCTGTCGCTTATGGGGCCGCTGTTCAAGCTGCAATTCTTTCAGGCGTCGACAATGCCAACGTCCAAGATCTTTTACTATTGGATGTCGCACCAGTATCTCTTGGTCTCGAGACTGCTGGGGGTGTCATGACTAAAATCATAGAAAGAAATACAACGATCCCGTCTAAAAAAGAACAGATTTTTTCGACATATTCCGATAATCAACCTAGTGTAACTATTCAGGTATATGAAGGTGAGCGTACACGTGCAAAAGATAATCATTTGTTGGGTACTTTTGAACTCTCTGGTATTTCACTCGCACCGCGTGGTGTTCCACAGATTAGTGTATGTTTCGACATTGATGCGAATGGTATTTTGAATGTGTCAGCCGAAGATAAAGCTTCTGGAAAGTCGGAGAAGATTGTGATTACAAATGACAAGGGTCGTTTATCAAAAGATGACATAGAACGCATGGTACAGGATGCTGAAAAGTATAAAGTGGAAGACCAAGCGTATGAAAAGAAAGTTAGTGCTATGAATGGTTTGGAAACTACTATTTATGGTATACGTAATATGATTGATAGTGAAGAATGTACCTTTAGTGAAAACAATAAGACCATGATTAAAGAAAGGGTTGACGAAACTATTAAATGGATCGATGATAACCGCTCAGCTGAAATCGATGAAATTGAACATAAACAAGCAGAATTGACAGAGTTACTCACTTCATGTCAAGAAAAGGGACCCACGATTGATGAAGTCGATTAGATTTAATATAGATGTTATCATATGAGATTAATATGGAATAACATCAAGAAGACTAAACATTTTTCGTGATAATGGACTTTTAGCTGTTCGCTTATTGGATATCCTATTTTTAGGGCTGTTTACTAGAAGACGAATAATACCGTCACTATCATATACATGCTGTACTTTACCATCATGTACATCTACACTAATATATACCCGTTTATGTTTTTTTATGCGTTTTAATGCACCGGCATTTGTAAAATCGTGTTTATAATACCCCTTTACATTCGTTTTGTTTACATTTTTCCATCTTTTATTTTTTTTATCCCAATATTGACCATCTGGTATAAAGCCATGTTTCATTAAAGATCGTGTCGAAGCAATAGATTTCTTGAACATTGACAATCTGTGTCTTGTCAGTGATTTTTCTGTGTTAGTGGGTTTATTGAACGCTAAGGGACTTCCCATCATAGGGGTATTGTTATTAAGTATATGAGTTTCATTTCTCATTTATATTACAAAATATTTATATCGGTGTGTCTATCATTCGCGTACCAGAAAAAAGTATATCCCCCTCCACATCCCAAAAATCTCGAGTATAAATAGGTTCGTTAAGAACTCTCAGCTGTTCTTCACATGACGCACATTTAAATTCTAAAATCTCTAATATCCCCTGTGACTTTTTATATTCCAATTCCCACAGATTTTTCATGTTTGAAATAGCGACATTCCGAATATCCCTGTATTCATTGTAAATCTGTTTCTCAAAATCTGGAAGTTTTTTAAGAGTTGAGAGAGAAAGTTCATCAAGATGGATAAACCCCTTTTTGGCAATCGATATTTCACCTTCATTGCCAATTTCGATGACAATTGTCCGAAGTCCATGTTCTAGTAAATTTCCCCATGTCCAAGAATTTATCTTTCCATCACAAGAACCAATTAGATCTGTGTGATACCAATTCTGTGGTGTACTGTCAATATACCGATGTTCATCTCGGACTGAAACCATGTTTATATTTTTATGACACCAATACTCTATCGATTCCTGTTTTATACGAGATGTTATACGTTGAATAAGTTTACATTCAATTATATGTTTGTAGTACTTCTTCATATTATCGTATTCTTCGTGCATTTTCTCAATCGACTCTGAAATGTCATGTCGGAGACATTGTATATGTTCCTGCAATCTCTGTTCTTCGTCGTTATTATCATCTGAAGTGTAATAAAAAACGTCGTCATCATTTGTTTTAGCATCTATGAGATTTTCGTGTACGCGCTTTATCTTATCTGCCATATTCAGATACATCCCATCACCGATTTTATGAGATATTTCATCAAGGTATGCCATAAGACATTTAAGATCCTCCATTTCAACCTGAAAATCTTAAAAATCTCACACGACTTAAGTTTGATGAGAATTGTTATGTATGCGAAACATCAAATTTACGACGACTTGTAAAAGTCTTTTATTAAAAATTCTGACTAATTACACACTTTCTTCTGGATTCTGGCCCAACTCACGGTATTCTTGCGTAACCGTGAATCCTGTGAAGTGATGAAGCATTTGAATGGTGCCGTCATTTTCACGCGTTAATGTAGCCGTATCAGTACTAGATATATCTTCCGGTATATTATTCACCATGAATGTTCTATATGATGGAGGTTCATTGTCTATATTCTCTAGTGCAAGTGTAATTTCTGAGACCGTTGGAAAATGACCGGTTGGTAATGTTAATGGTTCATTTTGATCTAGTAGAAACTTTGGAGGTTTCACGTTTTTCCATAAATCCCTGATCAAATTAGACATTTCGATATAATCACCTTCGGGAATTACATCAGCATGTTTATCAATCAATCCCATAAGTGTATGAAATTTATCCATAGTAGTCTCTGTTACTGTTCTACTGTTTATATTGGAATCTCCTAAATCTACTTGATTTTGATCAGTCGATTGATTTGAAACGATCAAATTTATAATATTCGATTCATCCATAGATTATGTATATAAATAATATGACTTAGGTCGGATTTAAAAAATTTTCAAGTGATTTTGCTGATGTTTTTACTTTACGTTTGATTTTTAAAAAACGTTCCGTTAATTCATAAAGGTTAATCACATTACCTATTTCGATATCATATTTCATATCATCGATTAACCTATATAACATATCCAGGGTCATTATATTCATCTCGTTCGCGAATATACGTGATATTTTTGCTTCCAGGTATACAGCCAGATTTTCACACTCTATATGAAGTTCTTTTAATTCGGTATATTTATCATCATATGCTTCCTTTATATCAACGTCGCCATTTTCTATGATAACTTGTTCATTACATTCATTATATGTGACGATTATGTTATTTTTTTTAATGTCAAATTGTCTCATTTCAGTAATCACACTAAATAGATTCTTTATTTTTTTAAACATTTAGCCGGGGCTGATGGCACTTGTGGTACTTCAGTTAATAATATATTCCAGATTAACCTTTGCACGTCTGGGCAGAGAGGATCTGTTACTCGAAGAAATGTTACTGCAAATTCGTGAGTGTAACAATACATCAATCTTCTTTATTTTCGTTGATTTCATTTTCAGATTTTTTCACTTGACTTAAGTTTCGTTTCATATTCATCGCTTCAAGGTCAACATCAAGAAGAAATCGCATAGGAGCATCTACGAAACCACATTTTAACCAGCTGAAAATATTAAACGCATATTCCGGGCTATAAGAATATAGCGTTTTTACAAGAGCGAAAATATGTGTTCTCATTTCGAAAACAAATGTACCCGTGTACATATCATGTACAGTATTAGGTGAATCTTGATCCATTGTATATTATATTACATTTCTTTTTTTATATTCGTTTAATATTATATTGTTTTACATACAAAATCACACGAGCTTCGTCAGACATGCATAATTATCTTAAAATAATCAAATCTTGTGTATAATAAATATATGGTAATAGTATATGAACGAATATCAAGAACTTACGCTCAGAACTATCGGAGTCTTCAGTAGTGTATTTTTACAGTTAGTTGGGCGATGAAAAGTTCCATACCAAGGGGTGAACTATTCGCGGTCGGTGTAATCATGTCTGTTATTATTGCAATCTATCTTAGATAATTAAAATGCTACTATCGAGCTAGCGATCTATGAATATGATTAAAAAAATGTACGAGGTTCGGCTCGATTACCCCATTCCACAGACGAGTGTCACGTTTATAAATAGTACGACCAATTACATCAAATGAAAACTCGTCAATACCCAATAAAAACATGTATGTCTGTGCGATTATATTATCTTTTAATTCGTCAAGGTCATCATTTATATAATTTTTTTTTACCGTAGTTTTATTATTATCGTCAGTCACTTCACCGATTATACCAGACAATTCATATTTTGTTCCTTTTATGACACAAACCACCTTTTCACACCTTTTAAATTTTTCATTGTTTTTAGTCCTCACATGTTTAGCATATAGGATGTTTTCAAAATAGTTCAAGATTATTTCCATATCCACTTCACTTAATTTCGTCTTATTGACGATCTGAAACCTGATACTCTTTATCTTTCTACTTATGTCACTTATTGGTATTTTGTCATATTTGTTAATGTACTCTGTTAGTAAATAATTGATAAAATCTTGTTTCAGAATCTTTTCAATATATTTATACTCCCTACGAGTTTGCATCAATAGCTTATTGTATGCTATAATAGGCTTTGCGACTACCTCGAGATCTTTATTTGAATAACCGGTAATAACAGGAACATCTTCAATAGGAATGGTAATTTTATCAATATTAATTTTTGCCTGGACACTAAAGGTGTGTTTTCTCAATTGATGATATATTTCCCCACATGCACGCGCATCAAATAAAGCATGATGTTCAAGAAACCCTCGATTAAATAGATATGTATAAATAGTCGGTAATTTTTTATTCTCTGTAGGTAAAAAATGCATCTTAGACATATGAATTGTACATACTTTATGTAACGTGTGAAATGTCTCAAGAGATAAATTATACCGAATGCATTCACTTATAAACATATTCTCGTCAAACTGACTATTATGTGCCACGAGTGTCTGTATATCATATTTTTTAACCATTGACATAAAAACATTATAAATGTGTTTAAATGGTAGACCCTCCATATTCGCTTTATTATTTGTGATCTTGTGAACATGTGTAGCCCCTGTATGATCACAACAGGAACAAAGTCTTGGTTCTGTAGTACATTCCGGATTTACATGTTCACCAAGTTTAAAACCATCGGGTCGTGCAATTATATATTGTGTTTCGATCTCACACCCCCTTTCGTCGAAAACGACAATAGCGAGTGATACAATTCTTGCATTATCCCATTTATATAGATTGTCCCTTGAACATGGACTCCGTGTATAAGGTATACCAGAAGTTTCTGTGTCCCATGCAATATACTTGCTCATGTTAAAAATGAGTGATAAGATGACTCACTTAGGTTATATTTAATCAATCGTCATCGACACAATCTTCAATATACTCCTCGTTATCTTCATCATCTTCTTCGTCGTCGGCTACAATGGCCTCATCTTCTTCAGGTATATAATCACTTACTTGTTTCTGTTCTTGTTCTTCTTGTTCTTCTTGTTCTTCTTGTTCTTCTTGTTCTTCTTGTTCTTCTTGTTTTTGTTCGTTTAACTTTTTATTTACCTTTCTTTTTGTAGAACTTTTTTTATCGAAGATTTTTTCGATTATTTTTTCAAGTTTCTTAAAAAATAGCACACGTTCTTTCTTTCTTGAATTCATTTTTTCGATAAATTCATGTGAAAATCCAATAGATTTACACGCTGCCACGACATTCTTAAATGGGGGTGCCCTTCCATTAGAATAATACATATCCCATAAAATTTTGAAATTGGGTATGATTTTTACCTTAACCTTACCAGATTTCAGAATCACGAATTTCACATAAATTTTATCTACGAATTCTAGATAAGGTTCGGGTTTTTTGTGTGTGATGTTAGCACGAGATCGTGCTTCAGTAACATCTGGATCTTTAAATGGAACACCAAGCATTTGATAATTTCTTTTTAATAGTTTAGTATAATCTTGAGCATTTTGAATTGTAAATGCCTTACATATACGCGGCCTTTCTATACACACATTCGGTTTTGTTAAGTTAAAAAGGAAAGTACCCGGAATCAAGGGTCCAGTAGGTATACATGATGAAACGGGGGTTCGTTTATGTGGTCGTTTCAGCATGCACTATTAGCACGATTTTTATATGACTTAGGTCTTTTTTTAATGTTATATCTTGCAGTAGTCGAGTTCACATCCAATGACATGATGTGCTTGAAAGTTCTGAAGGGAACTATAGGGTCCCCAAAGTTCGATAATTTTACGATCCTTGTTATACCATATATAGTTTAGTTCGAGAAATCTAGTTAACCAATAAAACCTCTTCCCATTTTTACCGATAAATTTAAAAATGTTATCATCTGAATACGAAGATACATCCATCTCACTGTAATGTGTATTAGGGGGTGTGTACGGTCCCATTACGACTACTTATAATGACATGTTCACAAGGTTTTAAATAACTTTATAGATATTAGAAACACTATAAACGATATTTCATCATCTATCGTGCACAAGAACTACAATACCCTTCCTTTTTTTTATGCATGCCACCTTTTTTATACATTTCCTTTTTCCTGTACATCTCAGCTTTTTTCTTCTTATAGTGTTCGGATAGTTTCTTCTTGTACATTTCTACTTTACTTTTCTTCTCGTATCCTGAATACATTGGTGCTATAACCCCACACGATTCTAGGGTGTAGTATAAAACTACTACAGATACCATTATAGCAAAAAATTGTAAAGTGCCACGGGAAATTTTTGTCATGTTGTTATAATATACCTAGATATTTTTTTATATGTCATATTCATGTTCACGTTCATCGTAAAGTGACACTTCAGAATCGGTGTCACTACTTGTATAACCATCTTCAAATTCGTATTCTGGATCACTTTCATAAATATATCTATACCTATTATAGCCTACCTTCTCATAATCACCTGTATCTTCTAGCTCTACTGTATCATAGAACCCTGAAACCGATTCAATAGGAATTGTATGTGTATAATGACTAAAATGATATATGAACGCATCAGCGTCATATACTAACATTTTTACAACATAATTAGTATCATGTCGCGCGACTATCTTACAGATTTCAACAAACTCGTCTTCGTATTCTACATCAACAATTTGGCCTTCCATAGATATATTATAAAAATAATCTTAAGCAACATTTTTCTCGTATAATATAATATAATGATCCCTACGTGCATAAAGTCGAACCACGCTGTCATGTTTGATATAGACGATACTCTCATTTCTTCCGTTACAGGTAAACGAATAGATGAAGCATTTAATTTATATGTCAAGGCTAAAAATAATGGATATAAGATTATTATAATAACGGCTCGCCCAGGTTTTTATGAAAACGTTCGATGGACACGAGATCAGTTAAATGATTTGAAGGTGGAATACAACGAATTAATTTTCACATCACCTCAAGGGAAATCTATGTATAAACGTGAATCGGGGTATGTGTATATTCTATCAGTCGGAGACATGGATACAGATTTGACAGATTCTAAACACTCTATTAAGATTTCCAGGTAGAATTACATACATGACATGTTATAAAGATTGTCATGGGTTCATCAGCTGACCGTGTCTGAAGTTCATAGTATGTCGTCTTCCACTTTTTACATTTACCACATTTAAATGCACCCTTATAATCAATATCATTTGCGACGTTATAATCCTTTTTCAGATTTTTTTGTATATTTTTTTCAATTTCTTTAGACAAGGGGCCACCTGGCCATAAAACATTTTGAGGTGTATCTACGACCTCGTATGTTTTCATTTTACCATTCAAAATCATATCTTTCAGGGTAGGAGAATTTTTTAAACAGTTTTGAACTTCTAGAAATTTACATTTATAACGATTCATATGTTTCGGATTATCCGAAGCGGGTGTATCAAAAAGATTCTTAGAACGTTTGATGGCCCAATTATGAATCGACGACTCAAGATTCCTGCATTTTGAATCTGTCACAGGTAAATCTAAAATATATGAAAGTCGTTGTAAAATGAATTCCCGTGTAGCAGAATACATATATCTATGGTACTCTAATAACGACTTAGGTGTGGCATAGCAACCTTTGCACACTCTTCATATGATTCCGGTGAACATGTATTAAACGAGTCCTTTTTCCTGTGTGAATTTCTTATATTCCACTGGGAATCTAGACTATAATGTCTACTGAGCATAGAGTATTTTTCAGAATATATATGAATCATAAGAACGGCTATAAATAAAATTACACCGATGTAAAATGTGTGAATCATATATTAATACAGCTTTTTTTATTTCTTATAATAGAATGACAAAGGCTGTATTGATACATGAAGACGAGGGTCATCTAAATGATATAGAAATCGACATAGACCCTATAAAAAACGAAATTTTTAAAAATTTAGGTGGTCCGGCTACGTTTATTGGACAGTGGCCTGACTTAGATGTAGTTATTATGAAATGTACAACAGCACAAATAAAAAATATGAACACGATTCCACACCCATTTCAGGATGAAGTCGTATTTGGTAAAGTATTGTTGATTCGTATGGATAAATATTCAGAACCAAGAGACTTCACATTAGACGAATATACACATTTCAAGAAGATGTCGCTGGAATAAAAGCCTTTCCACGCAAAACAGCCTGTGAGTATTTGAGTGCGATTTGAAAATGTATAAAAGCCCAATCAACCATTTTAATAGAACTTTTTGTGATCGGGTTATCATTTATCACCCCATCAATATTTACGCGTTTATTATCCATAATTGTTGCCATACCGATATCAACTTTCTGTAACCATAGTACATGTTCTTTATCCATAGGATCGAACCCAGTTACTAATGATGTCATATATACATTATAGTTATATATTCTTTATATTATATTCAAGATGATCTGTATAAATTACTTTGTCAATTTCACCATCAATATCTACACCCTGTATTTTAAATGATGAATCACCCTGATGTCTAAAATCGCTACATAAGAAATATTGTATACCGGTACTAGATGTCATTTTATTTAGATCTTCCCATGTCTTATAGCTCATACTTAATTTTTTTTCACAATCATCAGCACTTTCATATTTAACACTTGAATGTACAACAGACATCGTTTTTGTAGATAGATCTATACGCGGCCACTTACCGTATTTGTATTTTTGGTTTGATATGTATTTTGCATACGATGTAGCAATTTTATTATCTTTAAAACATATAAATCGCCCTTGTGATTTAGGATCGATAATTGTAGCAGCACCCACATACTCCAGTGTTATAAAATAGAAACCTGTCATGCATATTATTTACGAGATTAAAAACCTTAATATATTGTATAATGCAATTTCCGAAAACATCTGGTCAATGTACATATTTACGATCCATACAATCTATAAAACCTATCACAATAGCAACAGGTCCCGCTGGTTCTGGTAAAACTCTACTCGCATGTCAGGAAGCATGTATACAGTTATCTAAAAGACGATATGATCGGATAATTTTCACACGACCAGTGGTAGCTGCAGACGAAGATCTAGGATATTTACCCGGTGACATGGGAAGTAAAATGGAACCATGGGCGATGCCCATGATAGAGTTCGTGGAGCAGTATCTTACTCACAATCAAGTTCAATCTCGCGTCGATATAGAACCACTAGGTTTTATGCGAGGTCGAACATTTAATAATGTCTTCCTTATAGCAGATGAAATGCAAAATAGTACACCTAAGCAGATGAAAATGTTACTTACTCGTCTAGGGGAAAATTCTAAGATGGTTGTAATTGGTGATATGGATCAAAGTGATCTTTTATGTGAAAATGGTTTAGAAGATATAACGAATATTATAGATCATAATGCGATGGAATATATTAATTACGTCGACATGTCACATGAAGATGTAATACGCCACGATGCAGTTTCTGAAGTGCTTACGTTATATAAAAAATAGTTATCATGACGCTAAATCATGATATTTATCGACGCTTTTTAAACAATTTGCGACTCGGAAATCTATTTCCAGGTAGATTTAAATTACTTCTCATACCGCGAATACTGTTATACAGTGATCTGATGGTACCTTCTATGATATATGTATTAACATTGGGTTTTTTGCGATATTCTTTCGCAGTTTCACGCGTTCGTCGTAAAAACCTATAACGACCACTATCCTTAAACCTTGGATGTTTTTTATGAACGTAAACCATTGCATCTTTAGCCATGTCAATTACCACGTCTAATCGACCATTTAAATTCTTTCTCCTGTTGTTTGATAAACTACGTTTATTAGTTCTTCCTGGTGAATTCATATCATACATATTAAATAACGATTTCACGCGCTTATCGGAAGTGGGTCCATTATCTGAACGCCTTCTAAGGTATACACCCCTTGCATTATTTTGATTTATGTACCTCATCCCCATGTTATTTTGATTAATATTTCCTATTTCCAAACTATTTCGATTTTGATTTCGATTTTTGTATGGCGTCATTATAATATATTGACATTTTATTCACATACAAGTAAATCGATCTCATTCTCAAATGTATTTGACATGAGGACAGTTTTCAGATCTCTTGAGAATGTTCTATATTTCTTGGGCAGCTCTCCCCATAATCGTTCATTGGTTACAAACGCGTCTATTTTATCGGTTGCGAGTAGAGGTTCGAGTAATAACCAATTAGGTTCACTATATTTGATTTTTGAACACCCTTTTGCAAATTTTCGAGCGTATATATACCATGCCGCTATACTTTTATATATACGTATCGGTTTCTTACACATTTCTAAACACTTTTCTAATGAAGGTACGACAAATGTATGAAATTTTGTATAACCATCAAAACATATTCTTTCTAACTCGTCCATATTCAATTCGGATGATAACCGCTCTTCTACATTACTAACATAATCGTATATATCAAATGGTAACTCGATATCGATCGACGGGATAATCTCCTCTTTTTGTAATTCCCTGAAATGTTGCCTATGAATTTCGTCGTTCATAACCTGATCAAATCTTTCATACCCAGAGAGAACTCCCATATAAGCTAACGAAGTATGGGCTCCATTGAGAATTCTTATTTTAGTTTCTTCATATGGATTAATGTCATTGGTAATGGTTACACCAAGAGACGATAAATCTGGGAAGTCTGTCATGAATTTATCTTCGATGACCCATTGTGAGTAATCTTCTGTCTGCACTGCGGTACCTCCAAATCCTGGGTATGTTTTTTCAATGTCGTTACGCATTTTTTCAGATGATCGGGGTGTTATTCTGTCAACCATACAACATGGAAAAGCTACATTTAAACGAACCCATTCGGCTAATTCATGCTGATTTGTTTGATATAAATATGCCAAAAATTGTGTTTCTAAAACTAAACCATTTTTGCGTATATTGTCACAACTCATAATTGTTATGGGTGTATTCCTATTGCGTAAACCACAAGCCAGATATTCATACAAAGGAGATCCAGGAGCATAACCACTTTCAGTAATAGTAATAGTGACGAGTTGGACACTTGGCAGTGTTAACATGTGCTTAGCTACTATACGATTTTTACTCCAATCGATATAGTCTAGGTGAGATCTTACCATTCTTATTTTCGATGGGGTTTTAACTATATATTTATCTATTTCACGAAAACCTTCATTGCGTAAATTAACTGCTACAATACCCCAACGAAGGTCACCGGTCTGTTCCATAAAATCGTCTATATACACAGCTTGATGAGCACGGTGAAATGCACCATATCCTATATGTATTATACCAGTTTGACACTCACGCCTATTGTAAGAAGTCTCGTACATTAACTTTACTAAGATAATGTTTCGATGGTTACCCCCCCCTCCTGTAAATTTATTCATATGTAGTCCGACACCACAACTCATTTGCACCAGAAAATTCAAATAAAATATGAATTAGTGCACCACCCAATAATAATTTCATATTTACTGATAGATTTGTATATCGTTTTAATATCATATATATTATAAAATTTAATACACCTATTATAATAGCTTCTGTTGATATAATCTGAATGGGTCTATACTTCATTTATATAACATAGAAAAAAAAGACCTAAGTAAAAATTAACATAGCGAAAAGTACGAATATGAAGTATTGTGTTGTGAGAAGTCATATGTCAAAAGATGGTGATATTATAACAACCAGTACTAGTCACTTATGTGCCGAGAGGCAGGTGATACGTAGATTATATAGAGAGTGTATAAAGGATGGAAATAAACCTCATTCATTTAAACGATGGTTGCGACGAAAACATGGACAGATGATCATATCTCGGACTAATATACATGGAGATGCAACATCTATACCATGTGTTCTGTGTAGAAAGATGCTGGAGAAGTATGAAATAAAATGGAGGGCACATGACGGAAATAAATGGGTGGATAGTTACAGGGATATATGTTTACCAATATCGAAACCTACCAATAAACAGGTAAGAAAACTAGGATTTGGTGATACGAAAGTCTTAAATTGATTATCGCCTCCTGTAGAAATAGCTTCATTT